TCCGGCGGCAGGTCTCCCCCGCCGCCGGAGCCGTTGCCCGTGCCGTCGTTCACCGAGCGAACGCCTTCGCCACCGCGAGCTGCATAGCCGCTGCATCGATGTCGGTTGCGTCGACCTGGACGACGTCGACAGCAGTCCTGGCCAGCCGAAGGGTGAGGTTGCGGGCCCGGGTCGTCGCCGCCTTGCGCCACGACAGATTCTGCCCGGTGCCCCGGACCGCACAGCGCTCGTCGAGCGCCTCGTCGGTGGCATCGAACGACAGCACGGTGAGCTCGGTCACGTCGTTGACCATGGCCAGCCAGTCGTCGTTGGCCAGTCGCTGCCCTTCGCCGATGATCGCGCCCCGGTCTTCGCGGGCCGACCAGCTCGCGCCGTCCCTCCTGACCCATTCCTTTGCCTTGGGCAACGCTGCCATGGACAGCGCGTCGGTGCCGGAGAACTTCTCGCGGACGTCGCCGAGATACATCCCCTCGCTGAGGCCTGTCTGGCCGACCAGCAGCGGGCGGTAGGTGATCAGTGGTGCGGCCGTGACCGCAGGGCCGAGAGTCCACCCGCCTCGCACGAAGCCGAGCACAGCGGTGGTCTTCCCCACCCCGGGTGGGCCGATGACGTACAGAGCGCGGGTCGTCATGCCGGTGCCTCCACTGCGTAGGTCTGGTCTGCGCGGGCGATCCCCATCTTGACCAGGACGTCGTCGACGACCAGGAGCCCGCGTCGCAGACCGTCGGTCGCCATCGAGGGCATCTGCCAGGTGTCGGTCTCCGCATCGCGCCGAGCCCAGGCCCGGTCGCGCTTGGGCGGTCGTGGACGCCAGCCCTGCACCGTCATCCCCCGGGTGACCGGGGTCGCGAGTAGCAAGCTACGCATGTTCTTCGCCCACTCCAGGAAGTAGTGATCGACCAGATCGCGGTCGGCAACCTTCGGCGTACGTTGGAGCTGCAGCCGCGAGCCCGCCCACCAGAGCTGCCCGCCAGGCGCTTCGGCAGTGCCGGGCAACGGGTAGGCGTAGGTGATGTTGAAGCGGTGCGCCTTGGCGTACAGGGCCGGAGGCGGCGTACGGAGCGGCTCGTACCCGAGGTCAGGATGCAGCTTCAGCGTGACGGTCGTCGCCCATCCCCACAGGTACCCGTCAGTGCGCTTCGGGGTGCTGTGGCACACCACCAGCGTCGCCCCCTTGCGCCGGACGTCGCGCTGGTCGGCGAACAGGAGCCGGGTCTCGCGGACCATGCGCGGGACGTTGACCGCGATCGCCCGCTCTCTCAGGCTGGCCGGGCACTGCAGGTGCGTTGAGCCGATGAACTGGGTCTCGTACCTGCCGCCGTGCGGCGGCGCCTTGTGCGCGAAGACCCAGGGCACCGACTGAGCCCACCGGTTCATGTTGGTGTCGCGTGTCAGCCACGCCAGCCAGCGCATCCGGCACGTCTCGTCGATGCTCGACCCCGACGGGTAGACCATCCCCGTGCAGGCCTTCCAGGCGGTGAACGGAGCCTCGGTGTCGTCCCAGGTGAACGGCACCCGGGCCTCGGCGAGCCGGTGCGCGAGCAGGCATCCGAGCACGCCCATGCCTTCGATGTGGATCGGTCGGCTGTCCGGCCTGGTCACCTTCATGGCCGCACCGCCGATCCGATGCCTGCCGGGTCGAGGGTCTTGCCGTCCTTGATGTAGTACCGGCGCAGGCCTTTGCGCACCCCGGTCCACCCGGGGTCGTACCCCTCACCGAGGGCCTCGGCGGCGAACACCTGGCGCCGCGCCCTGATCGCAGCGTCGTACATCAGGGGTGCGGCGTATTTGATCTGATTGAGCTGACCGAGCATCTGGTCGATATCGTGGCCGACGTAGTAGTTGCCTTTCAGCAACGACCCGAAGTCGCACAGGCTGGTCTCGACCTGGGACACGTCAGGCTCGCGCAGTACCCCGGCCAGGTGATCGGTGGCGGCGTCGAGCTGCGCGATCGCCCATGGCCGGTTGTCCTTCAGGGCAGGCATCCCCGGGTAGAGCAGGCCGAGGGTCTTGCGCGGGCCGGAGCTGTCGGCATGCCCTGCGTCCGGCGCTGGGCTGCCGTACCCGACGACGCGGCGCCACATTTCGGCGGTCTTGTACGAGGCCCAGCGGCCGTTGCCGGGCACTGTCTCGATCACCGATCGCATCGCGTTCCAGCCCCACCCGTACAGCCCCGGCCAACCGGCCAGGCCCTCGTCGGGCAGGTTGCGCAGCGCCTGCAGGTGGACGACCAGCTTGCGGCTGTCGCGGTGCCCTCTGCGCTCGGTTCCGGTCGGCCACGACGTCAGGCCGATGGACTCCATTTCCCTTGTGTCGGTGGGGATCTGGCTCGGCCGGCGGATGCGACTGAAGACCGCGAGCGCGGATCCGAGGTGGTACCAGGCGACGTGGCACAGCACGAGCCAGGCCAGCTCGTCGCGGGTGAGGTTCAGATCCTTGCCCATCTGCTCCAGCACGGGATAGACCGGGTCGATGTCGCCGGTGACGACCTGCAGGCGGTGGAACTCGCGATAGTCCGCGAGCCTCGACTGCCTCAGGTCGTCCGGCTGTTGAGTGTTTGCGGTCATGAGTTGGCGGGTTTCCTTTCTCTGATGTCGGCGGCGATGCTGACCTCGCGGACGGCGCGCCGCCGGGCGCCCTCCGCCTGTTCCACCGCGAAGGTGGCGCAGTCCTTCATCCCTCGCATCGCGTAGTAGACGACGCTGAATCGGTAGCCACCCCGCCGGACAGTCATCGGGGTGACGCCGTGCACGATGCGCTCACCCCACCAGAACACGCACGTACCGTCCGAGCACGGCACCGACAGGCCGTACTCGGGTAGGTGCAGGCGCCCGCCGAGGGTGTTGGATCGGATGACCGGCATCGCTGACCAGGTCGGGAAGTTGGAGCCGTCGCGGTGGTACGGCATCGGCGAGTCCTTGTTGATCACGCCGGACGTCCACAGGTCGCCGTCGCCGTCGTCGAGACGCCAGTCGCTGAGCACCGGTGCGAGAGTCGCCCGGTCATGCTCGACGGTGCCGGGCAGTTCCTGGCCGAGCAGAGATCCTGCCCACGAGGCCGTGCGTCGGATCAGACCCGAGAGCTCGGGCTGGGTCGCGCTCAACAGCGTCGCCTTGCACGACTCGCGGCGCAGCACCGGCCGACGCGGGTGGTAGCCGAAGACCAGGGACTGGTTGCGATACCCGGCGCCGGAGCGAAGGGTGGTTCGCATCTTCATGCCCGGCAAGATCCCGTGGAACTCGTCGGTGACGTCGTCGGGCATCCGGGCGATGACTAGCACCACGTCACCGTTCTCGTCGCGACAGCCGACGGGCTGCCCGTCGGTCAGCATCAGCTCCGGAGTCGGATGCATCGCCGGAGCTCGCTGGCCGACCAGCTCGGTCGCCGCGTCGGCGTCGAGCACTCGCGGCGTGTCGACGAGCCTCACTGTGCCGAGCCCTCTGCCCCTTGATCCGGGGCGTCGCGCAGCCCGATCAGGATCTCCAGGAGCTCGGTGTTGTCGTCGACTCCGTGCTCTGCGCGCAGCTCCTCCAGCCGGGTGACTACGACGTCGAACCGGTCGAGGGTGAACTGAAGCATGATGTAGCGGATGCCGGACGCGTCGTAGCTGTCGCGTCGCTCGCTGAGCCCTGGCTCACTGACGTCCGGCCGGTCACTTCCGATGCCCACGTGCTCTGCTCGGCGCATCGCCCCGAGTAGCTCGCCCAGCGACTCGTCGTCGTACCCGGTGCCGGTCAGTCCACCCTCGTCCTGCTGGATCTCCTGCAGGAGCTGCAGGAGAAGGCCGTGGTCGTAGCCGCCGAGCTCGGGGAGCCGGTTGTCGACGGCGACGATGCGGCGGGCGGTGGCCTCGTCGACGTCGAGCCAGGTCACCGGCAGCGACTGACCGCCGAGCTCGCCGATTGCGTGGTACAGGTGGTTGCCCGCCAAGGCGTAGCCGGTCGAGCGCTGGACGAAGACCGGCCGATAGACGCCGTTGGTCAGGATGCTTTCGGCCACCGCGTCGGTGTCGCCGTTGCGCGGGTTGCCCGGGTATGGCGAGACGGCGGTGTACGGCTCGACGGCCGACTCCAGGTCGGGGTAGGTCCAGACGTCACCGCCGAGGTGCACGGTCGCGGTCTCGATCATCGGGTGGTGCGGGGTGGCTGCAGTCATCGCAGATCTCCACTACGGATGGGCCGACTGGCCTCCGGCCGGCGCTGAGGACGTTGGGCCACGGGGCTGCCGATCGGCTGGTCGAGTGCGAACGCCAGGGCTCGCCTGACCCATTCGCCTTGCGGGATGCCGAGTGACCGGGCGCGCTTGTCAACCGAGCTGCGCATCACCTCCGGGACGCGGATGTTCATCTGGACCATTTTGGCCGGGGCGGGGGCGGGGGTCCCGGGGTCGGCTGTCATGCCGTCATGCTAGCGCTAGCGGTCTATAGCTCGGCCCGGAGCTTGTGCACGTTCCGCTCCGCCGTCTCGATGCGCTGCTGGTCGCGTTGCCAGGCCTCGGTCGCCAGGACGAAGGCGGATGGCCAGGCCGGTTCCCCCTTCGGCTTCTGGGAGTTGTGCTCGGCCCGGTGGGCGCGCAGGGCGTCCTCGATCACCATCAGATCCTCGGCCGTCAGTGCAGGCTTGCCCGCCTTATAGAGCGCGCTCTGCAGGATCTCGCACAGTCCGGCGGTCGCGTCGGCCGCGTGTGCGGCGGCGTAGGCGTACTCCCCGTCATCGGTCTCTGCGGTCCAGTGCTCCGGGACGTCGGGGTTGAAGTGCAGCCTCATAGCCAGTCCTTCCGATCTGCGGTGATCCCGACGACCACGGTGCGCTCGGCGCCGCTGGGCCCGGTCACGTCATAGACGACGTCGTAGTTGGCGAAGCCGTGCGAGCACGGGTGGAGCTGTAGCTTCGGCGGGAGCTTCTCGCCTCGGGCGACCTGCCTGACGCTCGCGAGGTCGTCGACTCGGACGGTGAAGCTGACGACCTTCGCCGCGCACTGCGGGCAGCGCGCCGAGCTGCCTCGTCCGAGGTCGTGGTGCTGGGTGCTCATCGCGCCCTTTCAGATCGATCCGGGGCCCGACTCGGGAGAGAGGTCGAGCCGGGCCCCGGCTACGGGGATGGTGCCGGTCAGCCGACGCGCACCGGCGTCATCGACACGGCGGCGGTGATCTGTCCGGACCCCTCGGTGCCGCCGGTGTTGGTGTAGCCGAAGCCGTAGACCCCGACCTCGGTCGGCTCGTCGAGCTCGATGAACTCCGAGGTGGACCCGAACAGGTCGTGACCCTTCGCCGGGCTGATGTCGTTGCCGCCGACGGTGCCGACGGAGCGGCCGAAGCGCGAGTCGGCGTCGGCGGTCTGGTCCTGGCCGATCCGCAAGCCGACCTGCGGCCGGGCGCCCGCGTCACCGGCCTCGGTGCGGTTGAACTTGACCGAGGTGAAGACCTGCCAGGTACCGGCCGGGAGCGTCATCGTGCCGAGGGTGGTGTACCGGTCGTCGGCGGTCGCGGTGGTGTCGCCGAAGTACTTGCCGCCGAGGTGCTCGATGACGGTCGGTGGGATGGTCACGGTGGTGCCGGACTTGCCGAAGACTTCCGCCGGCCCGGCGGCGTTGAGCTTCAGCCGCACACCGGGCGACAGCTTCGACTCGTTGACGACGTCGGGGCGCAGCGCGTTCTGCGTGACGCTGTTGACGGCCGGGGTCCGCAGCAGGTTGTAGATCGCCTCGGAGAAATCGCCCTGCTGGCTGATGCCGCCTGTGGCGATGTGGTACGAGGTGACGCTGTCCTTGCCGAGGGCGTCGGGCTCGTCGACGGTCCGCGCTGCGGCCGGGGTGGCGAACAGGGCGCCGATGGTCAGCAGGGCGAGCAGCGAGCTGCCGAGCTGGGTGGTGAGTCGCTTGATCACGAAGGTGCCTTTCGGGGTTGAGTGGGTGGTTGGTGCGTGGGGACGGCCGGATTTGAACCGACGTTTCCCGTCTCTCGACCGAGGGTGCGGCTCGGTCGAGAGAGGGGCGCCCTGGGCCGCTAGACGACGTCCCCGAGGGCGGGGGCCCGACCCGCCAGGATTCGGGCCCCCGGGTGTGACAGGGGGATCTGGGTCACACCCCCAGGAGGCGGCTCGCGGCCAACTCCAGGTCGAGCTGCTCGTCGCCGCTGTCGACGGTCTGAGCGTGTGCAGTGAGGGCGTTCGCGACGCCACCGATGGTGAGCTGGCCACCCTTGATGAACTGGGCGAAGACCGCGTCGATCTGGTCGGTCGAGAGGTTCATCGACTTGCCCAGCGCCTTGACCTCCTCCTCGGGCTTGGCCAGCGGGATACCGGCCGACCGGGAGATCCGCTCGACGGCCGACTCCAGGTAGTCCGACGACAGGAAGGTCTTCACCGCGTCGGTGGTCTTCGACCGGATGACCGCCAGCGCAGCCTTGAGGGTCTCGCTCGACCACTGGATCACGCCGGTGTCGAGCTTGCCGCCCAGGTGGACGTTGCGCTCGGCGTCCTTCGTGATCGTCATCCCGTTGGTGCAGACCCGGGCGACGACGTACGGGGTGAGGGCGAACGCGCCGCCACCGGTCTCGCTGTTGGTGATGGTGAAGCCCGCGTCCACCACCGGGTTGTCGTCGCCGGTCTCGCCGGTGAACGGCGACCGGTAGCCGCTGAGCAGCTCCGGCGCGAGCGCCGACACTCCGGGGCAGCGGACGCGGACGACCATCCTGCGGTCGGTCAGGTCGGCGTTCATCACCTCGACGTCGATCCCGGCCAGGGAGATCCCCTCCAGGGCCGAGGTGAGGATGTCGAGGTTATCGATGCGCTTGTAGCTGTCGGACAGGAACGCTCGGGCGACGCCCTGCTCGCCGGTACCCCGGAACAGACGGAGCATGAACTTGCGCGGGTCGCCGTCGACGGCGAGCTCGGCATTGCCGTTGACCGTCGAGCCGCCGTGGAGCAGGCCGTTGACGTTCGCGTCGTACAGGTCGGTGCGGGTGTCGGCGAGGCGCTTCAGGTAGCCGGTCGGGATTCCGAGCTTGGTCGCGACGCCCTCGTGGAACACGGTGGTCGGGGTGTACCAGCCGTCGACCTGGGTGACGCCGTTGTCGGTCAGCTCGGCCTCGGTGCCGGTGACGACGATCTTGCCGCCGTTGGCGTGCACGGACTCGGCGGTGGCAACGACGTCGAGGGCGCGGGCCTGCTGGTCCTTCAGCATGTCGGCGATCGTCGCGAGGTCTGCGTGGCGGGTCGTGGTCTGCATTGTGGTGCCTCTCTCTCCTGCGGGGCCGGACCATCCGACCCCGCACGTCTGACTATAGCTTAACTTCGGTCCGGGTCAAACTCGGCCCGGGTCAGCTCTTCGGCCGACCCTTGCGGAAGATCGCGTCGGCCAGCCCTTGCGGACCCCGGTTGAGCGCCTTGTCGTCAAGCTCGACCTGTTTGCCGCTGCCGATGCCGGTGACCTTGCCCTTACCGGCCTTGCCGATCCCGCCAGCCCGGCCGGGCTGACCGGCGTTCCCCTTGCTCATGTGCTGCTCCGCTTCTGCCAGGGCAGCTTGTCGCCGCCGTGGCCAACTGGTGCGTTCAGGTCGACCTTCAGCGTCTGCCCGAACATGTGCGACGACAGCACCTCGCCGATGCCGTCTTTCGTCAGACCGCCGGGTCGAGCCTCCCGGTAGGCCGGAACGTCCCCCTTCATATCGCTGATGAGCTGCAGTTCCCGCTGCTGGAGGATCTCCCCACCCGCGCACCGGCGTACCTGTGAGGCATCCGGAGCTGGGCTGTAGCCGACCTTCTGTGCCCGTTCGCTGACGGGGTTCCTCGGGTCGGTCGGGTGGCACGACATCTGCTCGCCACGGCGCAGACCGCTCCACAGGCGGGTGCGGTTGGCCTTCGTGTACCAGCCGTCGGGGTGGCGCTTGCCGTGGTTGTCGATCCGCCAGGGGCACGCCTTGCACGGCTCGGCGGTCGGCTTCTCGGTGCGCTTGTCGGTCGTCACGGGGTCACCTTCGATTCGGTCAGTTTCTGCTGGCGAGCGGCGTACCGGCAGGAAGTGAGCCGGGTCTCGCGATGGGTCCAGGGTGCGGTCGGGGTGCGCTTGACGACCATGTCGACACAGTTGGTGCAGAAGGCCACCGCGACGTAGCCGACGCGCCGCACGCTCTTCGCGTGCACTCTGGTCGCTGAGCGCTTGGTCGGCTCGGCAACGGTGTCGGCGACCCGTACGCCGTCGAGCTCGGTTCCCCCGGCGGCGGCGGCGCCGGGGGAACCGGCACCGCCATCCTCAGGGCCGGTGCTCACGAGGCCACCGAGACGCGCTCGTCGAGGTCGGCCAGCTTCAGCCCGGCCTCGTGGGTCATCCCGTACAGGGACAGCATCGCGGCCCAGCGCGTCGAGTCGGTGCCGACGGAGTTGGCGATCGCCCGCAAGACGTTGCCCTTCATCTGCTCGCGGGTCGGCTCGACGCGGGCGAGGATCGAAGCCACGGTCGCGTCGAGCTCGGCGCGACGGGCCTCGACGCGCTCGGTCCGGAACGCGCCCCTCGGCTTGCCCTTGCGGGCAGCGCGGGTCCGCTTGGCCGAGGCGTCGCAGTAGCCCTTGCCGTTGTGGGGGGTGATGCGACGCGGGTGGGGCTTGTCGGCGTCGCAGGTGTGGCACATCCGGACCGAGTCGCAGTCGGCCTCGACGTCGTACGAGACCAGCACGCGGGTGCGGTTGGACACCTCGACGTTGCCGCCGTTGCCCTTGCCCTCGACCACGGCGATGAGCACGGTGCCGTCGTCGGCCTTGTAGGCGGTCGCGTGGACCGGACGGGCCAACGGCTTGTCGACCAGGCCGGCGAACGCGATGGGGATGCGGCGGGTGATGTTCTCGGCGTACATCTTGCGGATCATGATCTCTCCTGGCGGGTTCTAGTGGCGCCCTCCCGGCGCCCGTGGGTATGACTATAGGGCAACCGGGAGGGTGGCGCAACTACCAGTCTCAGGACGGCCGGATGAGCTCGTCCGAGGTGGCCGAGCCGAACCCTTGGACCTGGAACGACTGCGGCTCGGCGAACCCGGCACGCTCGACCGTGACCCTCGCGTAGGCATCCTGATCGTTGTTCAGCTCGGTGAGCTGAGCGACCATCTGATCGGCACTCGCCGAGCTGTTGAGCTGGAGAACCACAGAGCTGGCGAGGTCGGACTGGCTCATCCCCTCCAGCGCGGTGACCGACTCCGGCTCGGCCTCGCTCGCGGCCGAGGTGCCGTTGAGGATCCAGTCCGCCGCGAAGGTCAGTGGCGCCACCGCCGACACGTCGCTGATCCCGGGCCTCCCGGCGATCGCCGTCGAGACACCACCGCCACCGCGCAGCAGGGACCTCGCGGCCGCGATTGCGGCGTACCGGGTCCGAGCCCGGGGTGGGAGCATCGCGAGCTGATGACGCTCCGGGTGGTCCTCGGGGATCGGGTCACGCTCGCGCCGCACCCTGTCGATGTGACTCTGGACCTGCCCGAGGACCAGCTCCGTCGCGACCTGACAGGCCTCGTCGCACTCGGCCTCGTAGCCATGCGGGCAGGCGTGCGCTCTGCACAGGGCTGCGCCCTGCTCGACGTCGGGCTGGGGCACATCCTCGGGCGCTTCAGCGGCGCCGTCGGGCGCCTGCTCATCCCCGGCCGGCGGCGGCGATTCGATGGGGCGATCCATCGCCCCCGCGTTCGCGATCAGGATCCCGGGACCGCCGGGGCATAGCTTCGGCTTGTCCGGCGTGAGGCCCGGTCGCCAGATGTGCGGGTCGTGCGGTTCGGGGTTGGAGCAGGACATCGGGCCGGGCTGCAGCGTCTCCCCGGAGGCGACGGGGGTGACGACGCCGGGGCAGCGCATCAGCTCGCCCTCTCGGTACCAGTCGTGCGGGTCGTGGGCCTGGTCGTGATCTTCGCAGAGCATGATGCCGGACATCGGTAGGTGTTTCCCTTCGGTTTGGTTGAGACGTCAGAACGCTGCTCGCCAGGCCAGCACGACGGCGGGTACGGCGACCGCCAGCGCGATCAGGGTGGCGACGGCGAGGAGCGCCGAGAGGGTGTTCCAGGCGTCGAGCTTCGCCTTGACGAGCTTGCGTTCATTGCTCTCGGCGTCGAATTGCTGCCGCATGGTTCCGCTCATCATCAGGCCACCTCGCTGAGGTGCTTGCCCGGCCGGGAGTACTCGGTCATCTTGGCCGCGAACAGCTCCAGCGCGTCGGCTCGCTCCTGGTCGCCGACCTCGTGGTTGTCCATCCGGCAGCACACCTTCCAGGAGCTCAGGAGCTCGTCGAGGATCTTGGCCTGCCGCAGGCCCGCGCTGCCGTGGATGGCGTCGTAGAAGTCCCAGTCGAGCTGGGCCTGGTCGTACTCGACCAGGGCGCTGGCATAGTCGTCCTCGGTGAGGTAGCTGTCGGCGATCACCTCGGGGTCGCGCATGCCGGACCAGCGAAGCGGCAGCCGCCAGTAGTGGCCGGTGATCCGCTTGACCCGGACCCGACGAGTCGCCCGTGCGGTGTCGATCGAGTTGTAGACCGGCGTGCGGTACACCGAGCTCGGCTCGGGCAGCGCGGTGGGGACGGTCATCGCTTCTCCCCGCCGAACAGCTCGGACGCCTCGGCGAGCATCTTCGCGGCGCGGGTCCTGACGATCTCGCGAGCAGCAGCCTTCGCGGCGTCGATTTCCTTGCGCAGCTCGTTGTTGATCGCCCCCTCGACCTCGTCCTTGATCAGGTCGGCGAAGGTGCGGTGGTTGCCGTCGGTGCGCCGGTAGGTCCCGGCGTTGCGCTCCTTGCCCTGCAGGTAGTTGGTGAGCTCCTGCCCGATCAGCTCCCGCAGGGTGGTCTGCTTGCCGCTGTCGACGGGTGAGCCGTACCGGGTCAGCGGGACGAACGGCTGCGACAGCACTAGCTGCACCTCTCCGGCGATGGCCTCGACGACCGTCTCCAGGGTGCGCATCTGGATCTGCTGGTGGACGTCCTTGTAGACCTTCTGGGCGAGGCGGTCGGCTGCTCGGTTGATCAGGTCGGGACCAAGCGCGACGGGCTGGCCGTCGACCCATTCGCCGTCGTAGTCCTGGTAGGCGGTCGCGAGGACGTGGTCCAGGTCGAGGGTGAGGGTGATCTGCGCGGGCAGCTCCGTGACGCCGGAGTCGGCCGACCCGTCGCCTCCAGCGAACTGCGGCAGGTTGGGGAAGTCGGTCATGACGGGTTCCTCTCGGTCGGGTCGTAAGTGGAGTCGGGCAGTCGCTCGGCCGAGTCGGCACGAGCCAGCACCCCGGCCGGGAACAGCTCGGGATGCGGCGGGGTGTCGCCGTCGTAGATGAACGCCCAGCGCTGGCCGAGGTTGGCCCAGGCCCAGGCTCGGGCGGCTCCCTGGTCGGGTGCGGAGACGACCAGCCAGCCGTTGCCGTCGGCCGGGGGCCAGTGCGGGTGAGGCTCGCCGTAGGCGCTGCCCTCGGGGCGGTACTGCGTGCCGAAGGTGATCGAGTAGTCAGACATCGGCGCCGTCCCTCTTGATCCAGGTCAGCAGGTCGGTCGCCTGCTGCGGGTCCAGCTCGATCACGACGCGGCGCACCGCGCCGAGCTGACGACTGACGCCCATCGCCGTCACCCGACCGGTGAGGATCTCGCCGAGCTCGTAGCGCAGGTCAGAGGCGATCTCCTGGCACTGCTCCAGCTCGCGACGCTTCTCCCCTTCGCGGGCGTCGTAGTCGGCCCAGGGCTCGACGATCGACGCCAGGGTGTGCCGACGAGCGCCATCGTCGAGCCCGACCGGCACGGCCCTGCTGCGGCCTGTGGTCCGCTTGGTCTGGATCGAGACGATCCGGATCGGCCGGGCGTACCCCCTGACCTTGAAGTCGGCCGGGAGGGTCGGCTCGATATCGGCGCGGCGCATCAGAAGGGCCTCACGACGGCGATGATGCCGTCGGTGCCGGACAGCTCGCGGAGCTGCTGCAGCGCACCGTCGTAGCCGAGGCCGGTCATCGTGGCCCAGATCTGCACGATCCCGTGAGCCGCCTTCTCGTCGCCGTTGGTCATCGCGGCCTGGTGGTGCGCGAGGGCGGCGCTGGCTCCGGCACTCAGGTCGTAGATCGCGACGCCGGTCTCGGTCTCGCAGTCGTCGGCCGAGCCGGGCTCGGTCAGGCTGTTGATCCAGTCGCTGAGGTGGTACGGGAAGCGACGGTCGCCGTCGCGGCCGGTCGGGTCGAATCCGGCGGCAAGGGCCTCGTTCTCGGTGAGCAGTCGGTCGACGTAGTTGCTTCGGTCGGTCACGCTGGGGCGCGAGCGATCCAGCTCGGCCTGGACGTCAGCTCTGGTGGTCATGGGTCATTCCTCCTGGCGGGTCGGTTTCACGCTTTCACGTTACGGGGTATGACTATAGCTGATCCGGTCGGCGGGTCAAGCGGCGACTTCCCGGTGCCCGGCGTCGTCGAGCAACCACAGCCGACCGGCGATCCGCACCGGTGCGGTCAACGGATCGAGCTGGCCGGTCGCAGCGACGATCCAGCCGTTCGCCCGCGACTCCTCGGGGTGGGCGTGCACGTAGCGGTGGCATTCGGTGTGCAGGAGCAGGAGGTTGCTGAGCCGGTCGCCACCTACCGCCCGACGCATCCGGTGATGCCGGGCAGCGTCGCCGCCGAGCGGACGCGAGCAACGCTCGCAGTTGCCGCGAGCTCGGCGGTACAACACCGCGTTGGCCTCGCCCCACTCGGCGAACGACCAGCGCTCTACCACTTCTCGCCGTCGTCGAGCTGCACGGCGGTGTAGACCGTCCGCGCCCGGCCGCAGACCGCATGCCCACCGAGTGCGGCGTGCTTGACGTGACTTCCCGGGATGGCGATGACCTTCGCGTCGGCCGGATCCTTCGGTAGCCCGCTGTGTTCGAGCTCGCCCGCTTTCTCTAGCCAGGCCCACCGGCGTACACAGTGCGAACAGCGGGCCAGGTCGACGACCGCGCCCACGTAGTTAGGGTCGTCGAGGGTGCACTGCTCGGCGCACCAGGCGGTCTCCGGTACGCCGCACGATGGACACGAGCCTCGGTCTGGACGGGCGCCGGGCACCGGCACCTCAGTCTGGCCGTCGATCTCGCGGCGGAGCACCTCGGAGCGTTTCGGCTGCGGGCGGAACGGTTGCGTCATGATCAGCCACCCTTCCCGACCTCGGGCTTACCCATCGCCCGCTTGAACGCGATGCCGACGTTGCGGTCGACATTGCGGATGCGGGCTTTCTGGTCGGGGGATTTCCCGGCCGTATTGTGTCCCTTCGTTTGTTTGTAGGTGTTCCGCAATACCTGCTGGATGCTGTCTGCCATTCCTATTTCCCTTTCTGGACGAACGCTGCGCCCTGCCACAATGCGACCATGCGAGCGTGGGAACTCTCTCGGGTTGCTTTTGTATAGCCCACCCGGATGATGATGCGCCGAGCTGACGCCGCCCGGATCAATGCGCCGACGGCGTTGTTGGTGTTCACCTTCGGCAGATTCGGAAGACCAACGGCGGCGATCACGTCGTCGACGGTGAACGGATCGGGACGCGTGGCGAGCTGGCGGATCGTCAGGATCGCGGCGCGTTTCCAGTCGGCCGGCGCAGCCGCTTCGGCTTGGTTCATCCCCGCGTCGGCCAGCTCCTGCCCGCGATCGGCACTCCAGCGCTGGACGTGCCGGGCGGCTCCATGGCGTTCGCGGCGAGCTCGCGCCCACTCCAGCACTGACGGCTGGTCGGCGCACGCGGCATGCCGGTACGCCGTGCCGTCGCTGGTGTTCCGCTGGACGATCAGCCCGCAGTTGTACGCCGTACACAGGGCGCCGTAGGTCCGGCCGAGCTCAGAATCGATCACTGGCAGACACCTCACGATGGTCGGCGCAGAAGTCGAGGCGAGCTCGTCGCACCGGTAGCGGGGCGACGTTGCGGGGGCCGTCGCCTCTCGGGACGTTCACGCGCCAACCTTCGGCGACCGCTTCGGTTCGCACCTCGGCGGTGTAGCCGCAGCCGGGTGATCCCTCGTAGTAGCGACCGCAGCCGAGGCGGTCGCAGCGAAGGGTGGCGCGGACGGTTGAAACGACGCTCATCAGGTCACCTCACCAGGGCGTAGACGTGGTCGCGGATGAGCAGGGGCTTGCCCTCGGGCCCGCAGACCGTCGGGTGGATCCAGATGACCCGACGGGTCCACTGGCCGTCGTCGTCCTTGCAGGGCTGGTTGCGCCAGTGCCCGCGCCGGAGCCAGCGATGGGACCACTCGACCGACGTCTCCTCGGCGCGTTCCCGGTTGTCGTTGACCCGGAGCTTGACGACGACCACCGCGTGGTCTTTCATCGGGACCTTGCGCCAGAGCTTGCGCATCTGCCGGGTCGGCTCCTCGGTCGTGAGGCTGGTGATCGACTGCTGCATCAGCCGCCAGCACGCGAGGAGCCAGACGTGCGCGTAGTCGGGGCGCTCGCCGAATCCGGTCATCGCCTGCTGTATCTGGTCGGGGCCGAAGCTCGGGTCGTTGGTCTGGAACCCGTAGCGGTCTTGCCCGTCCACGATCCCGAGGTGGGTGACCTGCATCTTGACGCCGTCGGGGAGCACCGAGGACGGGCCCATCATCCGGGGCAGCGTCTGGTGGTAGGCGATGCGCGAGGTGTGGCCGACGCCGAGGCGCGGCAGCTTTCGATATTCGGCCTCGGAGACCTGCCCTCGGAGCTCGATGTTGATCGAGTCGTGCGGGTCGTACTTGTCGACGAGCCAGTACAGGTCGACGCCCCCGGCGCGCTGTGACCACAGGATGCCCCGATAGCTGACGGGGCGACCTCGCACCTCGATCGCCTTGACGCCCTCGGGCAAGAACATGAAGCCGTCGGGGTGGGGGAGGTCCGACGGCAGGATGTCCTCGTCGGGCATTGACTGCGCCGCGACGTCGACTAGCTGATTCATCTGCGGGGCGACGTAGAACGGCAGGGCCTGACCGGCGGCATTGACGATCCGGTCGGCCAGACCGTCGCCGGTCAGGTCGGCGTCGAAGAAATTGGGATTGGCGAGCGGCTTAGTTCCGTCGAGATACTCGTCGACCTCTCCGCGCATTGACCGTAGATAGTTGTTCACCATCACGCGGCCGAGCGTGTGGGGTCCGAGCTCGTCGATCAGGCCTGCTCGCAGGTGATACGCGTCGAGCGCTGGCATGGTTCCTCCTGGCGGGTCCTGGTATTCCTCGGTACTACTATAGCCGATCCGGTCAATCCTCTGGGATAAAGCGAGCGCCCCTCCTACCTCACCGGAGGGGCGCTCGACCCGTGGTCAAACCCGCCAAGATCAGACCAGGACTGAGTGTATCCGAGCACGAGCCCGGGGCCCTACTCCCCAGCCGGATCCGGCGCCGCAGTCGAACCTTCGTTCGATTCTGGCGCCCGGCCGGCGAGCTGGTCCACGGTGTGCATCGCGGCGCGATAGGCGACCCACAAGGGCTGGATCTCCCCCGGGTCGCCGCCGAGGCCGACCACGATCCGATGCAGCACCGTCCACGACGGGATCTTCCGGCCGCTGATCGCGTCGGCGATCGTGGTATGGCTGGTGCCGTCGGCGTTCACCGAGCGGGTCGCAGGAGCGCCCGCCTCCAGGTACAGCCGGTGCACGGCCTCGACCAGGCGTGCCCTCGCCGCGCTGGCGTCGCCGGTCTCCAGCTCGGGGAGCAGTGAGCCGAAGGCCGAGTCGCCGCCGCCTTCCAGGATGGTCCGCAGGGTGGTGTTGAAGATCAGCGACCGCTCGTCCTCGGTGACCTTCATCGCGAGGTTGCCGGGCTTCGGGGAGACGGTGACGCCGGGCAGCACCTCGCCGTCCTCGGTGACCGCCTCGCCCTTCCGCTTGGCGTACGAGAGCAGCCCGTCCAGGTAGGCCGGGGCGATCGCCTCGACGATGTTGTGCGGGGCGTGCTCGCGGACCCAGGCGAGCAGCAGCGTCAGGTTGGTGACCTGCGCCTCGTGCCCGTCCTCGGTGATCCATACGATCCCGATGCGCTCACCGTTGAGCCCTCGGGCCGACAGCCGGTCGCCGCCGTGCAACTGGTCGCGCAGAGCGGTGGTGGTGGTCTTCTCCTCGGCGGCTGCCTGATCCTTGATCGCTCGCAGGACGGCAGCTCGCCGGAGGTGGTCGGCTAGTTCGGTCATGAGGTCCCTTCGGGTGGCTGGATGGTGTGGGCGGACAGGTCGTCGTAGGCGCGCTCGATGTCGGCGCGGTCGTCGCCCTCGACGTCGCAGGTGCGACACCAGAGCTGAAAGGTCGGCCCGTCGCCGAGCCCACCCGACTCGCGGGTGACCTCGGCGTCGTGACCGTTGAGCAGCGGCATCAGCCGACCTTGATCTCGGTCGGGAGCTTCCAGGCGCTCGGACGGCCGATGATCACCGAGCTGAGGAGCCAGCCGGTGAGGACGGTGTAGTCATCGAACCGGGTGATCTCGCCGCCGTGCTGCTCGACCGGCCGGGTGACGACCGAGACGGACAGGTCGTCGTCGGGACCGGGGATGGGCCACTGGTCGTGCCAGGTGCCCTCGGCGCGCAGCGCCATCGCGGTGCTGCCGCTCCTGACGTCGACCAGCTCGGTCCAGACGCGGGTGACGAAGCCGGTCGCGTCGAGGATGTCGTCCCTGCCGACGCGCAACAGGTTCGCGGGGCACTGCTTGGCCGACCAGGCGTCGGCCTCGGTGGCGGGGTCGAACGACAGCACGCGCTTGTCGTTCACGGTCGGAAGGTTCAGGCAGGCGATGGTGCCGGTCCAGCGGGTCATGATCTCTCCTGGCGGGTTCGATGTGCTTGCAGGTATGACTATAGGGGAAGCGCCCGGCCGGGATCAACCCGGCCGGGCAACAGCCTCAGGCCCCGTGTTCGCGCAGCCGGGCGGAGCACACCGGGCCGATACCCCGCTCGACCGAGCTCGGGTCGGTGAGCTGGCGGGTGCAGACCACGCACACGCCGTGAAGGTGACCGAGCTCAGCGGCCTCCTCGGCGGTCAGCGGCTGCAGGCCCTCGGCCGCGAGCTGTGACCCGACGCGGGGTGCGTACTCCCAGCGGGCGCTGCCGTAGGAGCTGATCACCAGGCGCTTCGCGTAGGTGTTGGTCTCGGCCTTGTTCAGCACGACGACGTACACAACGCGGGCAGCCTCACAGTCCGGGGTGTCGCCGGTCTGCTCGGTCCGGACGTAGTAGCCGACGCGAGCTGACGGCCGGTCGGCGGGGACCTCGGCGCGCTTGGGCAGGGCCATCAGCCAGTTGATGATCTCGCTGGCCTGCCGGACGCTGACTCCGTCGCCGACGACGGTGCGGGTGTGCTCGGCGAGCTCGTCGCTGATCTCGCGGTTGCCGAGCAGGGTGTCGATGTAGCCGGTTTGCTTGGTGCTGGCCGGGCGCAGTGCCGGTGCGGTCTTGGTGGTCACGGTGTTCCTCCTGGCGGGTTCGGTGGTGTTACAGGTATGACTATAGGTCAACCCGCCAGGAGGATCAACTAGTCCCGCAGATTCGCCCCACGGAGCACCGGCGGGAACTGGGGGTACCTCAGGTCGTCGCACGTGACCAGCGCGGTATTGCTAGCCAGAGGGTGGAACTGCAGCGCCCGGCCAGCCGACAACATCAGGCCGGAGCGGGGGGCGCTCAGCGAGCGATCGGGGTCGTTGATCATCCGGACGTCGAAGACCGAGGTCCAGATGTTAGAGGAGTCCGGCACTCCGGGCTCGGAGCTAAACCGAATGCTGGTTCCCTTACCGAGGGGGACCGGACGCGTCGAGTAGGGATCGATGAAGGTGTCGCTATCGGCCCGCGCCGGATCGGCGGCGAAGTCACCGGCTGCCCGGTCGGCGAGCATCAGTGCCGCTCTGAGCTCGCGCAGCTCGTCTCGCGCCCAGCCGGGGAGCCTGCTCTCGCGGTCCTGCGGGGTCGTCAGCTTCTGAAGGTCGTACTCGTGCATCGGTGTTCTCCTGTTCGGTCTGTTCGTCTCGGCGGGCTCGTTCGTCTCGGCGCCCGAAGCGGACCCCGAGAAGGAAGATGCCTGCGGCAACCAGTCCGTACGCCAACGCCTCAGTGGCGGCGGACGGATCCCAGGCGATCGGGGGCAACGGGATCACAGGCGACTGATCCGCTTGAGGGTGTAGGTCATCACGGCGGCGACGATGGTGACGGCCGGAAGGGCAGCCATGCCGACCAGGACCCAGTAGATCGAGCTGCAGTCGCTGTTCACCGGCGGGTCTCCTGCTCGGTCCCCGGCAGCTCCTGGCTCCAGGGGTCGTAGTCGCCGTCTTCGTGGGCCTGCGCTTCCTCGGCCGCGACCCGGGCGAGCTCGGCGCGCTCTCGTGCGCCCTCGGGGTCGGTGGCGTCGCGGGCCTTCTCGCGGGCCTCCTGCCGCCCCTCGTGCTTGGCCTGCCAGACGTAGGGCTCCAGTTGCTTGGTGAACTCCAGCAGCACGACGGGATCGACCTCGATCAGACCCTCGACGGTGATGTCGCCGTGGGCAGCCCGGAACTTACGCGTCAGATCCTCGGGGGTCTTGTCGAGCAGCGCGGCGGCGGTGAAGATCTTCTGCACGAGCCCCTCGACCGGCGGGACGTAGCCGATCCCACCATCGCCGTGGTCGGCTTCCTCGCGGGTCTTCAGGGCGTCTGACTTGGACCACATCGCCAAGGCGACGCCGAAGCGCATCGCTGCGTTGCGGATCGCGTCGCCGATGATCTCCTTGATTGCCGAGTGCCCGGTCTTGCCATCGGAGTCGCCGTAGCCGAGCCGGGTAACCCCGAGCACGGTCAGCTCGATCCACATGCCGCCGCGCTCGCAGGGCAGCCGAGCCAGCAGCGCCTCGTCGGTGACCGGCGCCCAGTCCCACCAGGGATCGATGTCGAGAAGTCGGCCGGTGACGTCGGCGTGCCCGACGTAGTCCAGGTGGATCACGGCCTCGGAGTGGCGCCCGCCGCAATCAGGGCAGTTGCGGATGAACGAGTGATCGTTGCAGTGCTTGCGCGGGCTGTCCTTGCAGCTTCTGCACCACAGCTTCGGCAGGTGACTGACCGCGTTGTCGGGGAACGACTCGCGCAGCTTCGCAAGCTGTCGACGGACGTGGAGCTCGACGTTGAGCTCGGCCGGATCGACCTCGGCCGGCGGCGTGGATTCGCTGGCGGGCGTGGGAGTTTCGGGGTGTTCGTCAGGGTGGTCGGCGGGCTTCGGCTTGGCCTCGGCTCGCTTGCGGGGTGGCATGGGGTCGATCCTCTCTCGGCGGGTTCGGTCAGGCGGAGTAGGTGGTGATGGCGGCGTTTTTGCCCCGGGGGGTGCGGCGGCGGCGCCTGAGGTCGCCGCGCTCGTGCAGCACCTTGCTGTCCGAGGCGACGTTGTGCGTGGTGACCTCTGCTCCTGCGGCGCGCAAGGCGTCGGCGACCTCGACGGGACGGTGGAAGCCCGGGTTGTCGGCGTACCACTGGTGGACGCGGGACAGCCGGGAGTCGGGGTTTCTAGCTCCGGGTGCTGGCATGGTTCTACTATAGCGGCATGCCCACGTCACAGGAACTCCGATCCTTGACCCCGGGGGATCGGCATCGGCTAGGGTTCCCGGACAGAATGAAGCCGCCGGGTCTGCGAGTCCCGACGGCTTCCGGAACTCAATGCCGTTTGCCCGGCAGAGCTCCAAGTCGGTACCCATCGTACCGGCTCGGCCCTCTCCCCGCTATCGGCAGGGATGGAGGAAGCGCCCAGGGTGGCGCTGCGGTGTACTCCCCTACGAGCGATCTGCGACCGAGGGCAGGCAGGCTGGCACCCGCCAGACAGCGACCCCGGCGAGGCGGACGCATTCCCAGGAGCCGAACCGCGACTCGCCCGACCCCGGGTGGGAGGTCCCGTCCTGCCCACACACCCGCCACAGGTACCGACCGCAACCGCATCGGAGGATGCAGATGACACAACAGCAGCAAGGCAAGGCCGGGTGGGCTGTCGCCCTCGGCGAGCAGGTCAAGGCGTTCTACGGCGCGATGCCCGACGAGCTGGTCGCTGCGATCTACAACGAGGATCAGTCCACTCGCGTGGCCAAGGCGTTGGGGGCCGGATGGACTCCGGGCATGCTCGCGGCGATGGTGTCCGATGGGGCGATCGGTGCGCGCAACCCGGCGTCGCTGATGAAGTACCGGCTGCAGGAGGCCGCGAGCCAGGCGCCACCGGAGCGTGGCTGGCAACCCGGGGGTCGCAGCCCCTACGACGAAGCGGAGGGCCGGGCTCGTATGCGCCTGCAGGAGATCGGTGCCACATCACCAGGACACGCGGAGGTGGTCGCCGAGGTGCGTGCCATCCTGCCGGGTAAGCCGACGGAGCAGCTCGTACTCCGCAACGTCGTCCAGGAGCTGCGGGACCGGCATCTGTCGGAGGCGAGCCGGTGACGAGCAGGCTCGGCGACACCAACCACGTGGTCATCCTCAACTTCTCGCGAGAGATCTGGACCGGTCAGCCGCTGCGGTTCCACATGCGGGCAGCCGAAGCCGGGCGGTCCTGGATGAACATCACGAAGTGTCCGGCCGGTAACCGGCACCTAGAGGCTGGCGGGCCTGAGCACCCGCCGGTGATCCCCCGGTATCTCGCCGACCGGATCGCCCGGCCCTGCCTGCACTGCTACCCCGAGGAGCGCAAGCGATGAGCTGGCAGCAGACCGCACAGCTCGACGGCGTTACGTCCGTCGACGAGATCGTCGAGTCCGGGCCGGTCGTCCGGCTGAGCACCGAGATCGACCTTGATCTCCTACTGATGACGCTGGCCGACGACTGGGCCAGGGACGACGGGTGGGGACCGGACGAGGCGACCTACATCCCCAGTGCGAGCCGGGCGATCTGGACCGGCTCGGCGCCCGTCGTGCGGGAGCTGGAGCCTCTGGTCGGATGGTTCCGCAAGGTCCCCTGCACGTGCGGCGAGGAGCACTCCTGGGACCTGATCCACCTGGGCGACGAGCGGCCCGAGGGGTCGAAGCGGCGCGGCGCGTTCCTCGGAGTCTGGCTCGATGGGTAGGGCGGTCGTGCTGTTCGGCGGACCCGGCGGCTGGGAGGTCGCCGCGTCCCGCCTGGGCATCGCCACCCTCGGGATCGAGCTGGACTACGACGCGGTGATGACCCGCGAGCTGGCCGGGCACGCGACGGTGCACGGTGATGTCCGCCTGTTCGGCCCACCGCTCTACCCCGCCGACGGGTTGATCGCGAGCTCGCCCTGCGGACCCTTCTCGATCAGCGGCCTTGGCGCCGGCCGGGCGATGATCGAGCGGCTGATCGCCCGCATCGATGGGGATCTCGGCGCGCTGGTCCACTCGTCGACGGACGCCGAGCTGATCCTGCAGCCGCTGCGCTGGGCGCTCGCGAAGGCCTGGTCGGGTGAGCCGTACCAGTGGATCGTGATGGAGAACGTGCCGTCAGCGCTGCCCGTACTGGCGGCCATGAAGCGGCGCCTCGACCGGTTCGGCTACGACTGCTGGGCGGGGGTGCTCGACGCGATCCGGTACGGCGTACCTCAGTCGCGCCCGCGAGCGATCCTCGCGGCCCGGCTTGGGGCGAGCTTCTACCCTCCGGAGCCGACCCATCGCCGCTGGATCCCCGACGGCACGCTGGACCCTCTCCACCCGGGCCTGCTGCCGCCGCGCACGATGAAGAACGCGATCCCGCTGTGGGAGCCCGAGGATCACATCGGTTTCCTGCGCCGCGACGACCGACGGCCGGGCGGGGCGATCATGCTCGGCGGACAGCTGTACCGAGCTCGCGACCTGCGCCCGGCCACGGCCCCGTCGTTTACGGTGACCGAGAAGTCGAGGTCGTGGGTCCGGTACACCAGAGGCGCCCGCAAGCGCGTCGAGCTCGACGAGGCCGCTCGGCTTCAGACGTTCCGGCCGGGGTACCCGTTCCAAGGATCGTGGACGTCGCGGTTCTTGCAGGTCGCTAACGCCGTCCCGCCACGCTTCGCCGAGGCGATCCTGCGGGCGGTGACCCGCTAGCAGCCCCGCACCCGGCCCTCGCCTTTATCCACAGAAAGTGTCCACAGGATGTGTCATCCTGTGGATGAGGGGCATAGCGCCCCGGGGTGAAGGGCCCCAGGTGATCGATATGGCAACCGAGCAGCAGACCGCAGCCCTCCTCGACATCACCTGCCCCTGGTGCAACGCCGGACCCGGGCAGCTGTGCCAGACCGCCTACCAGCCCGTCTCGCGCCGGGGCGACCGGCCGATCCGCGTCAGCACCCTCGACGCCGGATGTCATGACGCCCGCTGGCAGGCTGCTCTGCACGAGCGCGCACCGGTCCGGGCCAACAGCTCGCGGCTGCGCCCCGGCCGCGCCGACGAGGCCAGACGGCGCCTGCGGGAGCCGGTGAGAGCATGACCGACCCCCTGATCTCCGGCGACGACTACGCCGACCAGATCCGGGAGCGGGTCAGACGCACGAAGGCGGCACGGGCCGAAACCCGTGCCGCCTTCAAGGCACGCCGTGACGCCGGTCTCCGTCTCCGCCACGCGGAGCGGTTGCGTCGGGCTGCCGCTACTGCTGACCAGACTCCTGGCCGGAGTCCTGACCCGACTCGTGCTCCGAGCCCCGGTCCTCGGTCGTGCCCGAGCTGTCCTGGTCGCCGGTGATCGCACCGTCGTGACCCTGCTGGTCCTCGGGGATCGGCTCCTTCGCCCGCTCGCCCACGCCCTGCAGCGACGGGTCGGCCTCGCCGGTGTTGTCGTCGCCGGGCTGCAGGTAGCCGTCGGCGTTGACACTGCCGCCCGGCTGGACCTCGACGTCGCTGACCACGATCTGGTCGCCCTGGTGCTCGCCCGCCATGCCGCCGGAGACCGGGTCGGGATTGGACGGACCGTCCACCTCGACGGCGGTCGGGTCGGCGTCGTAGTTGCCGACGCCCTCCATCGCCGTCCGGGTGATGTCCTCGGCCGCTTCCGGCACGGCCATCGGCACGCCCATGCCCGACAGCGCGTCCGGGCTCACGTTCGGCGGGTAGTCCGGCTTGCCGTCGGCGTCGGTATCCGGCGCGTCGTGCCAGGTGTCATGCGTCTCGTTGGTCTGCTCGCTCACGGCGTCTTCCTCTCGGGTTTGAACCATTGTCGTGCCAATCTGTACCCGCTGAGCGGGCCGGTGATCATTCGCCACGCTAGCCGCAGGCGAGCCCGCAGCGTCCAGTCGGCGGTGTAGACGTAGCCGACCCACTGGACGATCTTGTCTCCGGTCTCCCCCTGGCTGCCGAGCACGTCGACGGCGACCGCGAGCTCGCGAGCACTCCGGTCCCAAGCCTCCCGGCTGTGGCACCAGGCTTCAGCTCGCGCCCCGCGCCGATACCAGTCGCGGTCCTGGCTGTCTCGGTACGTCGTACCCGACGGCTCGCGCAGCTCCTCGGGCATCACGGGCATCACGGGCATCACGGGCACCGGTACGCCTTTCCACCGATGTACGGGATGTACCCGTACGGCGCCATCAGGCAGGCGGTCCGCGAGCCGAAGATCCCGTCGCGAGGTAGGCCCCCAGCTCGCTGGAGGTTGCGGACCGCGTCGACCACGTGCCGAGCCTCGCGGGTCTTGAACCACGCGGTCTCGGTGCCGGTCGTGATCACCCGGCGGGCCCGGCAGTGCGCCAGGAACTGGACGACGTCGGCGAAGTAGTCGTCGGTGGTGTTCATCGGCTGGCCCTTGGCCGCGAGCTGGATCGCCTCGACCGCAATCGTGACGTTCGTGGTCGGCTTACCGGACCCACCGCCCGAGCCCGGCGCGTTGGGGAACCACTGGCTGACGTCGTTCTCCGACGCGGCCGAGTGGTTGATCGAGACGTGCACGTGCTTGCGATGCGGGTTCGGCCCGTTGTACTGGCGAGCCGTCCAGCCGTAGGTACGCGAGTAGATGATGCCGTTGCTGATGACGTACCACGTTCGCTGGTCGCCGATCGCGGCCTTCAGCAGCATGAGCCGACCGTCGCGGGCGGCATCCCCGTCGTCAACGTCGAAGTCGCCCGCTCGCACGACGCCGTACCGAGGCGGCGCGACGTTGTAGTCCGGGTTGTGGTCGGACACCCGAGACGAGTGGGCGGCGTCGCCGAGGAAGCCGTCCGAGGTGTGGTCGCGGTGGGGGAACAGGCGGTTGTACTCGTCGCGCAGCTTCAGCAGCGACGGGGCGACGTGCCAGCTCACGGCGCGACCACCTCCGGCTCGACCTTCAGGTCATGCAGGTCGCCCAATGACCACACCTGGATCTCATCCCAGCCGCGCTCGGACAGCCCAGTCACGTGGGAGTCGTCACGGTCGGCGTCGTCCAGGTCGTCGGCCTCGATGTAGCCGGTCACCTTCAGGCGGGCCATCAGTCGTCCGCCTCGTCACCGGTGATCGTGCGGGCGGGCGAGGGAATCATTGAGGCGATGTATCCGCGAGGGAGATCTCCGTCGCCGCCGTTGACCACCTCACCGGCGTAGTCGTCGGCCCTGGTCGGGATGTCGTCGAGGGCGCCTTCCAGCTCGGCGTCGGGGACGCCGAGGGCGGACTCTGGTGCGAGGTTCATACCTCGACGATAGCGCTAGCGCCGCAGCTCTGCACGGTCCGGCGTCAGCGTCGGATCGTCTGTAGGCACAGGTGGCTGCGTCGGCTCGGTCGGCTCCGGCGTCAACGTCGGAGCGGTGCTCGCGGGACAGTCGACCGGCTCCGAGCTCGGCGACGAGACGACGCACGAGACCGTGACGGGCGGATCACCGAACACGAAGCGGAACGCGAACGGGTACGCCGGGTCGCCCTTCGGTCCCACCGGGCCAGGGATCGTCGAGTCGGCACCGGGCTGGCCGGTCTCGCCGCTGGGCCCCGGGATCGTCGAGTCAGCGCCCGGGGAGCCGTTGTCCCCGACCGGTCCAGTCGCCCCGGTCGGGCCGGGCACCGTCGAGTCGGCACCGAGGGAGCCCGGCCGTCCGGACTGCCCCGGAGTCCCTGGTGAGCCAGGCTTGCCGGAAGGCCCCGACGGGCCGACCTTGCCCGGCCGTCCGCTCGCACCGACCGGTCCCGTCGGACCACTCGGGCCGATCTGACCTCTCGCGCCGGCCGGGCCCTTCTCGACGATCGTGGATGCCTGGCGACACAGGCCCTGTCGCTGCAGCTCGGCGGCGGCGACGTCGCCTCGCGAGCAGGCGCGCTGGACCTGGACAGCCAAGTCGAGCGTCTGGTCGCGAGAGCGGCCGAGGCCGAACAGCAGCAGCGCGCCCGCGACGACCATCAGCACCAGGCCGACGGCGAACAGGCACGGCACGCACCAGCGGAACCGCCTACGGTGCTGAGGGGTCCCCTCGGTCTGGTTCCCATCCGAGTCGCTCATCGATCCCCTCCGGTTCGGGGACGCCGCGCCGCGCCAGATGGTCGCGTAATCGGTAGATCTCCGTGGTCGCCACAATCCTCCACGACCGACAGTCCTGCAAGGCAGAGCGCTCGGCGACGGTCACTTCCGACGAACGGCGCCGCAGTAGAGCTACCGCACCTGCGCCCGCCGTGATCAGGCCGGACAGCCCGACCAGTACGACGCTGAGGTCGGTTCCGGTCCACACCCGCCACCGGCCTATGTTCCGGCGGGCTTGCCACCGAGGAGCTGCGTCACCAGGGCCGGGATGGAGTTGACGGTCGACACGACGCCCTTGACCAACTCCCCGAGGTTCGCCAGCGGCACCAGCCGAGGGTCGGTCGTAGTCATCAGGTCGCTGGATCGCGGCACGTACGGCTGACCCGGGATCGGGATGCCCTCGATCTTGCCGGGCGAGGTGTCGGGGAACTGAGGCCACGCCTCCAGGCCCTGGCGATAGCGCTCGGCGAAGGCGGGCGTGACGCGTACGAGGTTCATCGTCGAGTTGGCGGTCCGCTCGCCGCCGTACTGCTGCGGGCCCGGCCGCGCCGCCTCCGACATCACCGTGCCGGTGTTGCGGACGTAGCCGCGTACCCAGTCGCCCTTCTCGCCGGTCGGCTTGCCGTCGGCGCCGAGCAGGGTGTACGTGCCGCGCTCGATGTACAGATACGTATCGTCGTAGCGGAAGCCGCTCGCCTCGGCCGCTGCCTGCTGTTGCTTGCCGGAGGGGGTCTGCGCGTTCATCGCGGCAGCCTGCGTCGGGTTCATCGTCATCGGTTGCTCTCCGTTCTCGGCGGGGTCCCGGTCGTCAGCGTACCGTCCAGGCCTGCGCCTGGATCCGGGTGCCGATGTTGGTGAACAGGATCCCGGCGCCGGAGACCGCGAGCGAGCCACGGACCTGGAAGCCGAGGGTGACCGAGGCACCGGCAGCGAGAGTGCCGGTCAGGTCCATCGAGGGACGGTGCCCCTGGCCGATCGAGTCGGCGACACCCGGGGTGCGCAGCCGCAGCAGCCGGACCGTGCCCTGCGAGACGCCGTTGACCAGGAACTCACCGAACAGGTCGCCGACGCCGACGGCCGCGTTGGAGTTGGTCATGATCGTGGCGACCGTGCCGGTCATGGAGTAGTTCATCACCCGAGCGCTGGTGTTGTTCAGCGTCACCGAGGTCAGGCCCTGCGGCGCCGACTGGGTGGGGGAGGCGGGCGGACTGATGTCGGTGCCGGTCGTCGACGACGTCTGCAGCAAGTTGGTGTGCTCCGGCGGACCGAAGGCCGGGTTGCCCGTACCCGAGCCGTACAGCGCGGAGCCGACCGAGCTCGGCGTACCGGTGTAGCCGTCGGTCGTCCACTGCGCTGGCGTGCGAGCTCGGATCGCCAGCGGGCTGCCGCCGGACCCGTCACCTTGCAGACCGAAGCCGGACGACACCGAGCCGGGCGGCGCGGAGGCCGGGTTGGCCGGTGCCCACTTGGTGCCGTCCCAGGCGAGCACCTGGCCGGTCGTCGGCGCGAGGGCCTCCACGTCGGTCAGCTCGTCGAGCGACACCAGCGCGTTGGCGCTGATCTGCAGCGGGTCGCCCGGGGTACCCGAGCCGGTCGCCACCATGTCGACGGTCGCGGTGTCGAGCACCTGGACGGAGTTGTTCACCCCGCCGGTACCGGCGATCAGGTAGGGGTCCTGCGGCGTACCGGAGCCGGTGATCTGGATCCCGGCGCCCGCCTGGAGGAGGCAGGCACACACGGCCCCTGCGCAGTTGCAACGAGCCATGATCTGCTCCCGATTCGCACGGTCTGGGCCCCACCGGTAGGTCCGGCGGCCGTCACTCGCGTATCAAGATACGCACCGCCGGCCGACGGTCAGTAACGCCACCCCGCGCCCGTGCGGCCGAACAGCCCGCCAGGGCTGCGTACGACGACGCGGCGGCTGTGCATGAAGACCGGGTCGAGCTCGCGGTGCAGGTACTGCAGGTATCGCTTGTAGTTCGGTGCGTAGTACTTCTGCGTCACCCCATCGGTGCCGATCGGCGCGAGGTCGAGCTTGACGGTCTCGCCGCCTTCCGGGGTCTCCTCGACCAGCACGCGGGTGAGCACGAAGTCGCCATTGACGTTGCGGCACAGGGGCTCGTCGACCAGCAGCGGAATCCGTACGCCGGGCACCAGGTCGCTGATCTCGTAGGGCGAGTCCGGCGACAGCTTGCCGCCCTGCGGCACGGTCATCCCGGTCGGCACCGGGTAGCGCGCCTTGAAGTCGCGCTGAGCCATCTGGTCGGCGGTGTAGCCCGACACCTCGCCGAGGTTCTGGATGTACTCCAGCAGTCCGTAGTAGGCGATCCCAGCCGGGCTGCTGTACTCGATCTGAGCGGGCAGAAGATCGCCTTCGGCTACGTCATGGATCGACCGGAGATACGTCGCGAGGTTGGAGCCGTTCACCCCGACCTCGATCTCGCCGTCGAAGTGCTTGCCCGCGATCATCGGCTCCAGGCCCCCGAGGGTGACGAACTCCGACCAGTAGATGATCGACCGGCCGAGTACCGTCCAGTTGACCCCGGCCTTGGCCAGGGCCCGCAGCTCCTCGCCGTAGTAGCCCTGATTGGCGGGCTGAGTGCGCTGGATCGTCGCGGTCGTTGGCGCCGGGATCGTCTGCACGTGCGCCATGACGTTGGGGTCGTCGTCGTTGAAGCAGTGTGCGAGCGCCAGGCGGAACTCGTCGGTCACTTCGTTGGGCGTCGACTGCAGCACGCCCTTGAAGATGCGATGGTCCGACCAGGCGGTGACGTCGCGGGCCTGCACTCGCACGCTGCCGCGCCGGACAAACAGGTTCTCGATCGGGCCTTCCCAGACCGGCTCCAGCTTGGGCACCCCGAGGCTGAGGTTGGTCCGCGCCTCGTCGCTGGTGCGGAACAGCTTCAGGGTGTGGTGCCAGGGCTCGATCCGCGACAGGTCCGTGCAGCAGTCGTCTCCGTCGGGCACCTCGGTCAGGACGCTGCCCTCGGAGGTGTCGTCGAGCAGACGCTCCCACGACGTCGCGAGCAGCTTGGGGAGCTGGAACACCGGCCGCTCGCCGCGCCGGTCATAGATCCATGCCTCGTGGGTACCGCAGCCGAGCATCCGCTACCTCACAACTGCCGGGGAACGACGGCGACCGCGACGTTCTGGACGCCCTGGGAGGCGCCCTGTGCGTAGCCGTTGGGGAAGGGAGCGTCGCAGTCGCGGTCGTAGGTCAACGGCTGATCGATCACCAGCACGTACGCCGTACCGCAGGCCAGCACCGGGAAGTCGAACCCGATCGAGAACTCATCGCCGCGCACCACCGGCTGGAAGCTGATGCCGCCCGAGGTGCACTGCGTGCGGACCTCCTCGACCGAGCCGTCCATCGTGACGACGCTGATGCCGGGCTGGAAGGTCAGATTGAACTCCGAGCAGTAGCCGCACTCCTCGATCAGGTCGTAGCCGCGCTGCAGCGGATCCGGGTACAGCCGCAGCCGGGTGCCGATCTTGGGTCGGCCGTCGAGGGCGGTGAAGGTGATCACCATCGTGCCCTCGGTGTTCACCGGCACGTAGCGATCCGGGATCGTCACCCAGGTCCGGTCGTACTGGGTGATCACCGGGATGCAGGGGTCGGCGATGACCGGCAGCCGAGGCGGCGGTGTCAGGTCGGCGCAGCAGGAGTTGTAGCACGGACGAGTCGCCGAGGCGGGCGGGTTGCCCTGGGCAACGCAATCGGTCGAGCTGTAGCTGACATGGCCGACGTAGCCGACCTGGACACCGGCGAGCTTGTCGACGGTCGTCAGGTTCGTGCCGTTGGAGCGCAGCCGACCAGTGAGCTGGCTGCGCGGCCGGTAGATGCCGGGCAGCCCTGCCACCCAGGTCCACGAGACCTTCTGCAACGTGACGTCACAGACGTCGAACTCGTCGGTGACGTGCGGCCCATCGATGCACCTGACGTCGCGGAAGGTCCGCAGGTACGGGTCGACACAGTCATCCACCGACAGGTAGGCCCGGTGCTGGATCGTCAGCGTTACCCGGGCGCCGGGGTTGGAGATCCACAACGCCGGTCGCCACTTGTCCGGCGTCACCCGGTACGTCTCGACGATGCTGGTCGAGGCCAAGACCGGCATCGGGTCGCCCCGCTCGATCGTCGCGCCGTCGGCGTCGGTGAAGCCCGAGGCCACCGTGAAAGGGCCGCCGAGCGCGGTCACCGTCCACGTCACCTTGACCTCGTCGTAGGCCGATTGGATGGGCGCGGCGAGCCGACCGATCGCGGCCGGCGAGGAACCGCTGGGGTCGAAGGACCCATCGGTGTAGGAGAACGTGCCGTTATCGGTGACCCACCCGAGGTCACTCGGAGGAATGACCTCGGGTGGGAGCAGTGGGGTAGCGGGGTCGGTGCTGGTGTCGCAGATCAGCGGGCAGTCGGTCAGGAAGCACAGCTCACCACCGGCACAGGAGCCGTCGTCGCAGGCCGACCCGGCCAACACCGACGTGAGCCATTCCATCCCTGCATGCACGCCCGAGTTGGTTGCCCCGAGCAAGAGTGCCGAGACGCCAATGGTGCGGGTGGCGTACCGGCCCCGAGAGACCGTGCCGCCGTTGGAGATCCGCTCGGTCACCGCAGCGGTGCGCGTCGAGTCGGACAGGCCGGTGATCGCCAGCGGCAGGATGCCCGCAAACTCCCACGAGGCCTGGTCGTTGGGATCGAACCACGGCGCCTGGTCGACCAACGGCGAGTTGTAGCCGCCCTCGCCGTTGACCTCGCCGAGCTCGCGGCATTCGTCGCAGGTCTTGACCTCGACGCCGGTCGGCACGAAGCCATGAGCCGCGTAGTCGCTGAGCCGGTGATTGTTGAAGATCTCGTTACCGGCGAACCGGGCCCACCCTCGGTACATGCCTCACACCTCCACTCGTCGAGCCGGTCAGTAGTCGAGCTGTTCCAGCGCCGAGACCATCTGGTCACCGACGGCCAGCGCGGCTGCGAACGGGTCGCCCGTGGGCAGCGCGATGGTCTGCGTGATCTCGACCGGCGCCCGGCTGCCCGAGCCACCGCCGACGCCGCGAGCTGCAGCGACGGCGCCGAGCAGCGCTTCCAACCCTGGAGCCACCGGAGCGTTGGGGTTGGTTGGGATCACCAGCTCCGGTGAGGTGCCTTCACCGATGACCGCCAGCGTCGGCCGCGTCACCAGACCACCGGTCGCCAGACCCGGGACGCCGGGGATGTCGATCTTCGGCTTGATCTTGGCCGCGATCTTGGCGCCGAGCCCGTCGACCAGACCGAGCAGCCGAGACGGCAGGGCAGCGAAGGCGCTCACCACCTGATCGACGATCCCCTTGACCGCACCCGGGATCGAGCGGAACGCCCCGGCGACCTTCTGGGCGATGCCGGAGAAGGCGTTGACGAAGGCGCGAGCCGCGCTGGCCGCCAGACTCCCCAGCCTGCCAGGGAGTCCGGACACCGCGCCGATCACGCCGGTCACGAGCCGGATCGCTCGCGAGATCGCGTCCCCCGCCATGCGCGAGAAGAACGACACGACCGAGGCGACCATCGAGGCAATCCGGCCGACGACGTTGCTCGACATCGACACGACCGCACCGGTGACGCGGGAGGTGAAGCTCACCACGGCGCCGATCACCGAGGCGATCTTGGGGACGACCTGAGCGAGGACGACGATGAACTGGCCGACCAGCCTGTTGAAGCCAGCCTGGGCCGGTACGGCGTACGACAGGATCGCGACAGCAACCTTCGTGATCGCCGCGATCACGGGGATCAGCTGTACCAAGATGTTCGCGAAGGCCAGCCCGAGCTGACCCAGCGGCGGGATCAAGCCGATGATGCTCGGCAGCACGGGCAGGATCGCGGTCAGGATCTGCGCGAAGCTCAGCGCTAGCTGGATCAGCACCGGCGTCAAGGCGATGACGATGGGCACGAGCTGGGCCGCGAGGGTGACAGCGAATTGAGCGATGATCGGCACCAGCGGCAGCAGCGCATCGATCACGATGACCAGTGCGGTCGCCAGGGCGGTCCCTAGGGCACCGATCAGGGGAGCCAGAGCGGTGACTACCTGAGCGATCGCGGGGCCCAGGACGGTGAGGATCCGGGCGAACTGGACCCCCAGGATCGCGATGACCGGGGTGATCGCCTTGACCACCGCCGCGAGGGCAGGGCCGAGGGAGGCGAGGGCCTGACCGAGGGCCTGGCCGAGGATCTGCAGCACGGGCGTCAGGGCGGTACGAGCCCCCTCGATGGCCGGTGCCAGCGCCCGGAACACAGCAGCGATCCCGGAGATCACAGGACCCAGGATCGACATCGCCGTACCGGCCACCCGGGCGGTCACGGCGATCAGGTCGAAGAAGTTGCTCAGCGCCTCCTGGCCCTCCGCCGAGGCGAGGAAGTCGGCGAATTGGCCGGTGATCGTGACCAGGGTGTTGAGCAGCCCGGCCCCGGCCTTGTTCCCGGCGGCGAACACCGACCCCAGGATCCGGCCGACGTTGCCGAGCACCTGCAGGAGCTGACCGGCGAAGGTGACCGCCTGGTCCAGGAAGTCCTGGAACTGCCCCGACGCCGTCACCCGCTTGATGAAGTCATCGAACCTTTGAGCCATGCTCGTGATCGCCTGGGCCACCCCAGTTGCCGAGGGCAACGCCCCCTCAAAGATCCGCAGAAAGGCGTCAGCCAGGGGCTTGACCGCCTGCAGCAGGATCCCGAGGATCCGGTTCAGCCCGTCGAAGATCCGCGAGATCCGGCCGACCTGCTCGCCCTGCCGCAGGAACTGGGACAAGCCGACACCGGTCGCGTTCAGCCGGGCAGCAGCGGCACCGAGGCTGGACTGCACCAAGGTCTTGAACGAGCCGCTGAGCAACCTGAGCTGGGTCGCCACACCGGCAAAGAGGTTGCCCTGCACGACCCGCCGTACGCCGGTCCACTCTTTGCCGAGCTTGCCGAGCTCGATCACCGTGGCACGGGCCGACGGCGCCAGATTCTTCAGCGCGGCGTCGAGTTTCTTCTGCGTGGCCTCGGTGACCTTCCCCTCCTCGGCCAGCTCCTGCATCGCCTTGGTCTGGGCCTTCATGGCGTCGCTCACGCCGGACAGTCCGACCTTCGTGGCGACCGCCGCCAGGCCCAGCGACGACAGCGCCACCCCGAGCGAGATCGCGGCGCCGGACGCCTGCACGAGCACGCCCGTGAGTGCGACCACAGCGGCCACTACCCCGCCGAGCGCGGGGGTGATGTTGAGGCTGCTCGCGGCCAGGGCGGCCACGAGAACGGCGGCGATCTTGACCGCGATCCCGCCGAAGGCCCTCGACGCGGCCGACTCAAACGACCGACTGAAGAACCCACCCGACTCGCTACCCGCCTGGCTCATCCCCTTCGCGAACCGGCCCTTGGCGTCGCGCAGTACGCCGTTGGCGTCGCGGGTGAAGCCGTCCTGATCGAGCTTGGCCTGCACCGTCACCTTGGCTCGCGCCGAGGCTTTCTTCGCAGCCGCGAATACCTCGGCGGGCAGCGCGGAGTCGTCGGCGTGGATCTCGATCTCGGCTGAGCCGACCACCTCTGACATCGCGCTGCCCTCCCTGCGTTGCTAGCTGTCGGCCCGGCCGGTGCGCCGCACCTCTTGGTGGAAGCCTGTCACGTCGCCCATCCACTGCATGAACGACTCACCTTCGGCGACGCGCTGCGCCTGTGTACGTGGGGCGATCCGGCCTCGGCCCGGCCCGGCCTCGCCCGGCCGGCGAGAGCGCTGCGGAGGGGTGAAGTACCCCTGCCACCACCGCTGCAGCTTGGCTCGCAGCTCAGCTTCGGTCGTCGCACCGACACCGACACGGGGCGCCTTCCAGCTCAGGTAGATGCCGATGAAGCGGTCGATCGGCCACGCCGCTGGGTCTTGGCCGGATTGCCCGACCTCCCCTGCGAACCACGTCCAGTCTTCCCGGGCGTCCCGGGCGATCCGGTACGCCGCCCAGTAGGGCGCTTCGCGCTGCCCTCCTTGCCGCCGAATTGCTCGATCAGCCAGTGCATCAACGGCACGAGGTGCTCGACGTCGAAGGTGTCCTCAGGGTCGCCGAGCCGGTTGCGCAGGTACTGCACCGAGTCGTCGTCCATGACGTCGTTCATGTACTTGACGAAGACCTTGACCTGCTCGATCGGGTTGGACTCGGCCGCTTCGGCGAGCTCGACCAACAGCCAGGTCTTCGGCTTGTACGCCCGCAGCGTCTCGCCGTCGAGATCGAACTCGACCTTCTCGGGCGCCGAGACCGACGTGCCGCCCTGGGGCAGCTCGTCGAATTCCTTCCTGAGAGAGTCGGTGGTGAACGAAGTGAGCGCCATAGTGTCCTCCGAATGCACTAGCGCTAGCGGGTTGAGCCCCGCCGGGGTGTGGTCATCATAGGCTCCGGATCACGTCGACCAGCGCATCGCGCAGGAACGGATTCCCGCCGTAGCCGGGATGGTTGACCCGGCGGGCGTAGACCGCTCCGGTCGGGCCCACCCAGTGCAGCACCTGGGCGGTACTCGGCTCGATGGTGTGCGGCCGGGTGCCCTCGTGGACGTACACCGCGTACTCGACGTCGCATCCGACCCGGGCGATGGGCGGGGTGACGGTGAAGCTGATGGCATTGGCCATGCGGCCGGTTCGCCGGTTGGCCCGCACGATCGCTCCGTTAGTCACCCGCGCCGCCACGCGGGCCAGGAAGGCAGCGCCCTGCGGTCCGCGCACGATCGCGTGGATGCGGGCGGGGTTGATCCGTACGTCGCCCATCAGGTCACCCGGACGGTCAGCGTCCAGAATCCGCCGCCGCACTGTCCGGCCGGACCGGTCGGCGTCCACAGTCCGAGCGCATGTGCCTTGCTGAGCTTCAGCTTGTCGACCGCGCAGCAGATCGCCCGGCGTACAGCTGCCTCGTCGGACAGCGCCACCCGCGTCGCCTCCAGCCGGTCAACCGCCGACGGGGGCTCGCCGTCCTCGGTCATCACCGGCATGCACCGGTGCGTCCCGATCCGGTACCGAGCGGCCATCGGCGTACCGCAGGCGATGGCACCGGCTGCCGGTAGCGGGAAGCTGGTGGTCGGGAACACGGCGGCGACGTTGACCCACCCCATGCCGCACGCCGTACCCGAGCAGTCGCAGAAATCCATCGGCACGTCGACGCCGGGCATGAGAGCGCACTCGCACGGCGGACCGCCGACCGACCGGGCGAGCTCGGTGCACAGGCAGGTGAGCAGCTCCGAGGCGACCGTGAACACCTTGCCGTCGGGCACGATCTCCGGCGCGGGCGAGCTCACGGGGCGCTCCAGGTCGTCGAGCGCGGCGTCGGCATGCCCGGAAACCAGATGCTCGGCTCGGCCACGATGCCGTACGGGTTGATCTGCGCGATCCAGTCGTCGACCTCGCGGATGCCGGTGAGGTTGTTCGGGAACGCCTGGGCAGCAGCGGTGGCCTTCGACGGATCCTTCATCTGCATGGACACGCCCTGGCGGGTGACCGCGACCACCCGCTCCGGCAGGCGACACTTGCGCCCCGAGCACGCCTTCAGGTACTCGCAGGCCAGCACACCGGCGGCACGCATCGCGAGCCCGTCCAGCGCCACGCCGGAGCGGTAGGTCACCGACCACGTGCCCTCACTGCCCAGCGGCGCCGACATGTCCTGGCACACCGGCCAGCACTCCCCGTCGGTGCGGACCAGCCAGCGGCCGTTGTCGACGCGGTACGCCGACGGGTCGAGGGTCAGCGCGCCGAGCACCACCGAGTCGACTGAGGCGATCAGACTGCCGAGCTCGATCTGGCACACGGTCGAGCACGAGCAGGAGTCGCCGCCGCACGAGCAGGCGATGTTGACCCAGCGGCCGACCGGATCAATCTGCGGGTTCATCCACCCCGGCGACCCCGAGCTGGCGACGTCGAACGTCTCCCAGGTCTGCCCGTGGCAGCTCCGCTTGCAGGGCCTGACGACCTGGGCGCAGCCGCCGACGCGGTACGACGTCAGGAAGCGCAGCGTCCGGACGGCCATCATCGAGGCGTAGCCCTGGGTTGCCGGGTCGGCCGCGTTCCACTCCTCGGTGCAGCAGCTCGTATCGAGCGGCCAACATTCGGTCGTCATGTTCGGGTTCGGCCCTTCGCTCGATAGTGCTGGCATCCCCAGTATCGGCGAGACCGCTACATCCTCCACGAAGATGAGCGTTCCGGGCTCAGGGCCGAGCAGCACGGGGGTGTCGATCGCGGTCCGGACCACGAGATCCGAGACCGTCAGCACCTCGGCCGGCGGCGGCGCGGTGAGTTCCGGAGTGCCGAGCTGAGGACCGACCGTAACCGTCGCAACGGCGATCGCGCCGATCGCGTCGAGCAGCGGCGAGTCCAGGGCGGGCGACACCGTAGCGTCTGCCACCGACAGTGCGCTGTGCTGCGCCAGGGAGGGGGCGGTCTCGGTCGGCTGCACGACGACGTTGGAGACCGCGATCGCTCCTGCAGCGACGACCGCCGGGGTGTCCATCGTCGTCTGGACGGTGACGTCGCCGGGGACGACCGCCGAGTGCTGGGCGAGGGCGGGAGCGGTCAGGCTCGTGATGACGGTCTCGTCGGCGACGGCGAGGTTGCCCTGATGCTGCGCCAGGACCGGCGCCGTCTCGCTCGTGGCGACGGTGACGTCGGCCGGGCCGACCGAGCCCTGATGCTGCGCCAGCGGGGGAGCGGTCTCGTTGACGGCCACCTCGACGGTGGCGACCGAGGCGATGATCTGGTGCTGGGTCAGCACCGGTGACGTCTCGTTGGTCGCCACCTCGACGTTGCTCGCCGCGATCGCCGTGTGCTGTGCGAGCGCGGGCGCCGTCTCGTTGGTAGCAGCGGTGACGTCGGCGACCGTCAGGGCCTGATGCACCACGAGCGCCGGGGCGGTGTTGCTCGTGGCAACGGACTCGTCAGCGACCGTCAGCGTCTGATGTCCGGCCAGGGCCGGAGCGGTCTCGTTGGTCGCCACGGTCAGGTTCGCGACCGACGTCAGCGCCGGAGCGGCGGCGGTCGGTTCGACCGCCTTCAGGGCATTGATCTCGGTGAGGGTGAGGGCGTGGTCGGCCACGTAGACGCTGTCGAGGATCGACTCCGAGCCGAGGCCGTCGAGCATGCAGATCCGGGTGGAGTCGGTCAGGATCGGCCCGGAGAACGACGTCGAGGCGACCTGCACTCCGTCGATGAACAGCTTCAGTGTCGAGCCGTCGGCCACCCCGGCGAGGTGATGCCAGACCCCAGCGCTAGGAGCGGCAACGCCCGCGAACCCGGCCCCACCGGAGTTGCGGCAACGAAACTGGAGCTGGCCCCCTAGCCACAGGAAGCCCCGGCGCCCTGAGCCACCGGCCGCGTCCTTCCATTCGATCGCCCACCCGTCGAGGGCGTTGCTGGACCGGAACATCCAGCAGGCCAGGGAGAACGGGGTGACCTGACCGAATACCGCCGGGCCGGTGATGTCGACGATCGTGGACGTCTGGGTCAGGCCCTTGGAGTTGGGCAGCGTCCCGCCGTAGGTGTAGCCAGCTCCGGCAGCGGTGCGGAGCTGGCTACCCGACGAGGGAGTGAACGACCGGCCGTTGCCGGTCTGATCGATGATGCTCCCGCTGGCCTCGTTGAAGTTGTACGAGGCGATGATGCTCACAGCCGCGCCCCTTTCAACGAGTCAGCGGGGTCCTCCAGTCGCTACGCCGATCAGGTCGGGTTGCGATAGACGACGCGCCAGCTCGGAACGTCGACCGTCGAGCCGTTGGTCAGACCCGGGCCGGTGCACTCGGTGACGGCGCGGATCGTCGAGTCGCCGGTGTTGACCAGCGCGACGTGGGTCGGCGTGCCGGTCGCGGTGACCGCGACGCCCGCCTTGGCGCTCATCGTGGCCTGGCGGCCGTCGGGGCTCCCGGCGCCGAGGACGATGTCTGCCCCGGCCATCGCGACCTGGGCGAGCTTGAACGTCGCAGTCGCCTCGGTGTAGGTCGTCGGGTACGCCGAACACACCACCATCGAGTCGGCGCCGTCGACCCCGGCCAGCGCGGCATCGAAGTCGGCGGTGCGCAGGAACTTGGTCATGGCGTTGCCTCCTGTGCGGGCGGGTTGTTCTCGTTGGCGATCGTGTGCCGGGCCCGCATGTGCGCGTCCTCGACGTGGCGCAGTGCCAGGGTCTTGCCAGGACCGTCGGGCACGTTCTGATCGATCACCCGGGCGTAGACCTTGCTGGCCTCGCGGATCTCGGCGAAGCGCTCGCGCTGCCCGTCGTCGAGCGGATGCGAGTCGAAGGTCTGGGTGATGTCGATCGGCTGCACGTCGGTTTCCCTTCAGAGTCCAGGCGGTTTGTAGGTTCGCCCGGCCGGAGCCTTCCCCTGCCCCGGCCGGGCGAGCTCGTTACGCCGGGCCGGAGAGCCAGGCGGTACCGGACCAGTGCGCCTGGCCAGGCGCCCCGGCGGTCTGCGTCTGGACGTTCTGGCCGGTCGTCCAGGCCGTGGCGGGGGAGGCCACGATGTCGGAGGCCTGCAGCTCGGCCACCGTCTCCGGCGCCTCGCTGCCCGGCGGGGTCCAGGTGCCCGGCGTACCGGCCGTAGCGCCCGTGGACAGGGTCGCGCCGGACTCGGACCAGGCGACCCACGCCGTGCCGTTCCAGCGGGCCCGGGAGCCGTCGTCGAGGATGACGTACGAGTCGGCGTCCCAGTTGGTGCTCGGAGTCGCCGAGATCGACGAGGCCTGCAGAGCGGCCAGGTCCGCCGGACGGTTCGCGCCGGCCGGGGTGAACGCACCGGGCGCACCTTCGGTCGCGCCGGTCGCGGCAGGAGCACCCGGGTTGTCCAGCGGGATGCAGCCGCAGTCCGGCTCCGGCGGGGCGACGTAGGTCAGCTGCACGTGCAGGTGGTCGCCCCTGCCGATCGGGTCGGTCAGCGGCCCGGCCTGCGACAGCTCGTTGAAGGTGACGTCGTACGGGCCGACGCCCCAGCCGCTGCCAGACTTGGTCGAGGCGCCCTGCAGGGTGAACGTGACGGCGTCGTTCTCCAGGGTGAAGTCGCCGAAGACCCCACCCTTCAGGAACGGAAACAGGGTGTAGCCGAAGGCACCCTCGGCCTCCTCACCCTCGGGCGGGCACTCGACGCCCGGCACCTCCGACCACGCCTCCAGTGCGAAGCCCGCATCGTCGGAGTTGACGTCGACGTTGACCCGGAAGCCGATCGCGTCGCCGTTGCGCGGGTCGAGCACCGTCGACTGGTTGGTCGCCATCGCGAACAGATCCGGATCGACGTTGCAGAAGTTGATGTCGACGTTGTAGCCGGTCAGCAGCGGCCGGGCCTTCTTGGAGACACAGACCTTGCCGCCCGCGTTGCGCACCAGGATGTCGTCGCCCTCGTCGATCTGAGCGGTCGCCTGGATCGACACGAACCCTTCGGTGACGACCTGCGAGCAGTCGCCGTATTGCGGACGGCCGCAGCCGTCGAGCCGGGTCAGGCGAGCAACGCTCGCGCCCACCAGGCTGAAACACCTTGCCGACATTGGCTTCTCCTCGGGTCGCTATCTGCTCAGAACACGGCCTCGCGGCCGACGTACTCGGTCGCTAGGCCCTTCTCGTACTCGTCGCCCACGGTCTCGGGGATGATGAACCCGTCCTCGACGGTGCGCACCGTGTGCTGGTCGACGCCAGCGCGGTCCGCTGCCGCGAGCAGTGCGCGAGCCGTCTCCCCGTCGCGGCCCGAGACGTACATCTCACCCATCCGCAGATGCATCACGCACCACCGACCGGCGAGCTCAGGCACGGGGTGTTGACCAGCACCGCAGCCCGGATGCAGTCGACGTTGGCGGCCCAGGCGCGCTCGATCAACGAGTCCCCCTCGTTCTCGTAGCCGCCCCCGGCGGCACGCACCGGCACCAGGCCGGACCGCTGCTCCTCGCCGCGCTCCAACTCGACGACGCCAGTGGCGTACAGCCAGTAGGTCCCGTCAGCCGGGTCCACAGCCGTGCCGTCCGGCCCGATGTTCCACTCGCCGTCGTAGCCGGTGCCGGACGCGACCGGAGTCCGCTGGACGGTCTCCAGGCGGTTGCCGTTGCGCACGAGCGCGCCCATCGTCCCCAGCAGGGAGCCGAGGGTGCGCGGCACGTGCAGGACCGGGAGACCGGCGTACACCCGGCCCATGAAGCCCTCCAGGAGGGCGACGCCGAGCTCGGGGCACACGGCCGTGCCGGGAGTCGGGGTGATGTCGGTGGCCCGGTCGGTCCCGCCGGTCGGGTCGAGGTCGGCCGAGAGCACGTGCGCCATGAAGGCCCGCTCGACGGCACGCTCCTCGCTGTTGGCCGCGATCGCCGCTGCCCGGCTCGGGATGTCACGGCTGCCGAGCAGGCGACAGCGCAGCAGCGTGTAGACGGTGAACGGGCGCGAGCTCACCCGGTACGTCGCGTCGGTGACGATCTTGTCGTCAGCGTCGGGGTCGCACCAGGCACCGGCCTCGGCGCTGGACTGGCAGGCGTCGGTGTCGAAGACCCGGCCGAACAGGGTGCGTGCCCCGCCCGGCCGGACGTCGGCGACGGAGAACAGGCCGAAGGGCACCGGCGACGGATCGGGTGCGATGCCCACCTCGGGTGCGTTGATCGTCATCTAGCGCTGCTCCGTCCTGTCGTCGAGCCTGCTCGGGGGAAGGGGAAGGCCCGCACGCCAGGGCAACGGGGTGACCCTGGCGTGCGGGACCGATCAGGCTGCGGCGGTGCCGTAGCAGATGTCGACGGACGCGGCGGCGGTCTTGCCGCTGATGCAGACCGGGATGGTCAGGCGGCAGCCGTCGAAGCACCGCTGGGCGACCAGCAGGCCCTCCTCGAAAAACGCCGCCGTGTAGGTGTTGTCCTGGAGCCCGGCGGTGTCGTACACCGCGTCGAGCGAGATCACGTCGGACGTGCCCACGACGAACGTCCCGGCCGGGTAGATCAGGACGTCGGCGGTCGCCGGGTAGTCGATGACACAGTCCTGGTTGCCGGTGTTGAGCGGCTGCCAGTCGTAGACGAACTGGACCCGCAGGCGCCGGGCGGCGAAGTGCGCCTGGATCTGCTGGTCGGTGATCGCGTCGGCGTCCTGCCCGGTGCGGAAGGACAGGTCGGCGCGGATGGCCGGGATCAGCCAGAACGGGGCCACGACCTCCATCGTCGAGGTCCGCGCCATCCGGAACCGGTCACGCAACCCCTCGGCCGCGAGCTCGATCGCGGTGAGGGTGTTCTGCGTCACCGACTCCATGTCGGTGCCGATCGCGGTGCCGGACACGCCCAGGGCGGTCGCCATCGCGGTGATCTTGCGGGCGTTCATCCGGTGCTGGTGCGCGACCAGCGTGCCCTCCAGCCAGTGCCGGACCAGCTCGGGGAACGCCGAGTTGGTGAGGATGGGCGCCCGGACACAGAAGCCACAGGCGTCGAGCCGGGTCTCGGTGAACGGCGGGCACGGCACCTCAAAGCACGGCTTGTCGGTACCGGCGATCGCCTGCGCCTCGGTCTGGCAGAAGCCGGTCGCGGTGAAGATCGCGCCGAAGTCCGGGCCGGTCGTGAACCGGATACCGCCCCGGTTGACCTGCAGCTCGGGCACGTCGACGAGGCCGTCCAGCGACCAGTTCTGACAGAGGTCGTAGAAGGTCTCGCTCGGCGCACACCAGCCACCGGCCGCGACCAGCGACCCGCCCGGCAGGTTCGACTCCTGGGCGGCGAGGTCCAGCAGCTCCTGGATCCGGCCCTCGCTGTCGTTGGCCTGCACCACCAGGTCGCCACGGTCACGCTGCAGTGTCGCGACACCGAAGTGCATCGGCTCCGACATCGTGCGGCCCGTCGCGGCCCGGCCGGCGAAACCCCGGGAGCGGGCGATGAACGCCTCGACGAGGTCGTCCATGCCGGTCAGCTCCTGACCGGCGGCGAAACGTCCGCCGACGTCGGCCGACGCGAGGATGGTGATCCCGTTGCCGCCGCGCATGGACGAGCCCCAGTCGGCGCCCGTCGGGTGCGGGGTGTTGCCGCGCTGGCCCTGTGCCGCCGCGAGGGCGCGCCCGGCGCTGGTCCGGCCGGACGCCTGGACGCCGTTGCCACCGGTCTCGGCCGGAGGATCGGCGGGCGGGTCGGCCGGGGTGTTCGGGTCCTCGGTGGGCGCCGGGTCGGCGGGCGGGTCCGCCGGGGCTGCCGGGGTCGCGGGTGCCGCCGGGGTGGCCGGAGCGGGGTCCGCCGGGGGTGCGGCCGGGGCCGGGTCGGCGGTGGAGAACGCGGCGGCAGCGGCGGCGGCGCGCTCGGCGCGGGCCGTCTGCTGCGAGTCCGGGTGGGCGGTGATTGCCGCGTCGACCGTGGCGAGGTCGGTGGACAGCTGCTCGATGACGGCGATACGCGAGCCGTCGGTGTCGGTGGCGGCGTCGTAGGTGCCGAGCGCCTGGTACGCCGCGACGGCCTGCGAGCGCAGCGTGTGGAGCTGGGCGAGGCTCAGCGAGCTGATGTTGTCGGGCAACTGGAACGGGTCCATCAGGTCTCCCCTGGAAGGTCACGGGACGCGGGTGATCGGACGTCCGGTCGGCTGCCGCCAGAGGCGCTTGCCTGTCACCGAGACGAGTGGACCCGGGAGATAGTCACCAGCGGTCCTCGTTGGCGCACACGCTACGCACCGGTGACCGCCGGAGTCCAGCGACACGCTAGCGCCCGCTCTGAGACGAGGGGCGAGCCGAGGGGCAGCAGAACGGGCCCCGCCTATGGATCTCCGAGCGGCGAGGCCCGTCTACGCCACCAGCGGGTGAGTCAGGCCCGCTGGTCTGCAACTGAGGCCCTGACCCCTTTCGACCCAGCGGAACCGAGCTCGGCGTACCGGGTCGAGTGACAAGGGTCGCCCTCCGGGTTTTCCACGCCCGGGGACCTCCGTCTCCGGTCTGACTATAGCACCTTTCCAGTAGGTTTCGAGTAGCCCCCTGACGCACGAGACCCCCGGGATCGCCGGGGGTCTCGTGGTGAGGCTCAGGAGGGTTCGACCGTGCTCGCTGGCTACCCGCCTACCGTACCCGCTCCGTGGTCCGGAGCGACAACGACGGCGCGCCCCTCGGGGATCGGGCTGGTCACGCCGGTCGGGAGCTCGTCGCGCCGCACGGCCAGGGCCGGGCCGGACACGAGCTGGCCCCTGACGTCGAGGGTCGCCACCGAGGAGTACGGGGTGACGGTGTTGTGCAGGTAGAACGTCACACCGGCCTGTATGACCTTGTTGCCGAGCACGATCCACAGCGCGACCTTCAACGGGATCAGCGACACGAAGTCGGGCAGCGCCGCGAGCACCGCGAGGGTGTCGACTGCGGCGAGCACCGACAGCAGGATCGCGACCGGCCGGGACCGGATCGGCGACGGCAGCACCGGCAGGCTCGGGGTCGTCACGCCGATGCCTTGGTCTGCGGCTTGGTCGCCTGGACGGCGCGGTACGTGCCGCCACCGGCCTCACGGACCTTGGCCTGCGCCTCGGGCAGGGTGTCGACGATCACCGCCGCCTGGCCCTTCGGGCTGACCTTGTACTGGATTCCGTTGCCCTGGGCACCGCCGCCTCCGCAGCCACATCCCATGACCTAACTCCCTTCGTGTCCTCCGAACAGCGCCGCTGCCGCTGCAGCTCGCTGAGCACGCCGGTTGGCCTGTTCCGCCAGTGTCGCATCCACGACCGGCTGCACCGATAGCGCAACGGCTGCAGCACGGTCGCGGCGGTCGAGCCACCGGTCCAGCGACGCGAGGTCGACCAGGCCGACCGGGCTCGCGCCGGTGTTGTCGCCGGGCGCCGGGAGCGGGGAGACAGTCGAAGGCCCATCCGCCGGCCGGGGCGCAGCAGGGATCTCACCACCGAGGTTGCCCGCCGCGACCAGCGCGGTCTGCGTGCCGCCGACGGTCGCGGCGGCGACGGCCGGGATCGGGAAGCCGGGCACGTTGACGACGAGCGCGGCCACGAGCTCCAACTGCCCGCCGACCGTACGCCAGTCGCCCGACACCGAGCCGGACCGGCGGGCTGCCTCGATCAGCTCCGGCGGCGCGTTGTCACGGACGTGGCCGGAGAACCAGATCCCGTGCGCGTCCTCGCCCATCGCGACGTCGGCCATGACCGCGCCGGTGTTGTCGTAGTGCGCGATCGCGGTCGAGGTGCGGGCCCTCGGGGAGGCGTGCCCGGTACCGATGGTCAGCGAGCCGACCGGCACCGGCGTGGTCTCGCCGGTCGTGTCGGTGAAGGTCGCGGTCCCGGTCGCGAAGTAGGCGTAGCCCGACGGTGACTTGGGCGGGGTGACGCACGTCCCGGGCATCCCGATGTGGCACACGCCCCACACCGCGAGGTGGCCGAACACCCGGCCCTCGGGGGTGATGGTGAGCCGGGTCGGACCGTCGAGCTGCGGGTCGGCGAAGTCGTTGATCGACGCGGCCGACGCGACCAGGGCCTGGCAGCCGCAGTCGGACTCCTCGTCGCCGGTGAACTCGCCGAAGGCGTGCAGCTCACCGGCCTGCGCGGCCTCGGCGCGCTCCTCGGCTGTCACGAGCGTCTCGCCCGATGCCTCCTGACCGGGCCATGATCCGAGCGCCCGCTTGTGCAGGTTGGCGCACAGGCCGGACAGGCGCGAGGAGTCGACGTGCTCGGCGAGCAGGGCACGGCACCGGTTGAAGTCGCCACCCCGGCCCCATCCGATCTTCGCGGCGCCCTCGCCGTGGACCCAGTAGTCACCGAGCTGGTCGGGGATCCGGCCCTCACCGGCGGCCACGAGCTCGCCCGTTTCACGTGAAACGGTCTCGGTACCGGCTGCCGCCAGCGACGCCGTAGCGGCACCCCAGTCGGCCGGAGGCTCGCCGAGCTTCACCCACGCCTCCTGGAAGGCGGGGATAGGGCAGGTCGTCGCTCCGGCGATCCGACCATCGGTGACGGTCATGACCGGCTCCGGCTCGCCCTCGCGGGCCCGCATTTCCTCGACGCTGCTCGGCGGCAGCCAAGGCGTGCCGTCCTCGTACTCCAGCACAAAGCTCGCGTCGTCGACGTCGACCGAGACGCCCCGGATCATCCGCTCGGCGAATTGGTGGATCGCCTGGTCGGCGGCATCGGAGGTGTGGAACTCGCCCCAGGCCCGGATGAGCGGTACGCCGTCGTCGCCGGTGTAGCGCTGCAGGCCGTCGATCCGGCCGACGACGATCGAGCCGTCATGGCCGGGCTGGTTGTCGGGCATCCACGACAGCGGCAGCGGCAGGTCCCGCGACCGCAGCGAACCGGCGGCGAACCGGCGGCGGTCGCCCGACCGCACACCCTCGGGGGCCATGATCCCGTGCCAGGGAACCGGCGAGAGATCCTCGACGTCGATGTCCGGCCCGCCGGTCGGGGCAGCGGTGACAGGAGCGTCCGAGCTGATGGGGGGTGTCGTCACGTCGTCCTCCGGGTTGTTGCGCTGGCCGAGCGTCCACTCCCAGCGGTTGTCACCGTGCCACAGTCCGAGCCGGTCGAAGCGGATCGTCTGGATCGCGTCTGCGCCGCCGACGTCGTACCCGGCATCCTCGCCGCCCTGGGCGTCGGCGTCGTCGGGGTAGTCCAGCGTGACGTGCGGGATCCACGTCGGCCAGGTCTCCTCGTCGTCGATGTGCGCCCCGAGGATCGAGTCCGACCGCGTGAGCTGGTTGCGGATGTCGGTCAGCTCGGGCGAGTCCATCAGCAGCACGAAGGCCGCGTCGGGCCCGAGGATGGCCCGGCCGGCGACGGCCGCTTCGATCGGTCGGGCACCTGCGGCGATGTCGGTCAGGATCTCGTCGAGGGCGAGCCTGCCGATCTGCCCGGTTGTCACCGACCCGAGGTAGGCGAGGGTGATGTGCTTCTCCTCGGTGCCTACGCCGTACACCGGGTCGTCGGGGTCGGGCAGGGCGACGATGACGGCCGTAGCGAGCGACTCGACCTGGCCGTCCTCGGGCTGCGGCGTCTCGGCGAAGGCGGCGTCGAGGTAGTCGGTGAACTCGCCGGACGCGGTCAGCCCGTTGATGTAGCCGGGGTCGCCGGGCAGCAAGATGATCGTCGAGCACCGGCATTGGACCGACTCCTCAGGCGGCAGGGTCGGGTCACCGGCGTGCAGGGCTCGCCCGACGCCGACACGGAACGCGGACAGCAGCGGGAGCTGCGACCCGGGGCCGTGGGCGACGGCGTGGTGGGTCGGTCGGGTGCGACTGTCGTCGGTGTCGATCCACCGCTTCTGCACCTGGTAGAGCGGCACCTCCAGGGCTTGCGCCAGTGCGATGCCGGAGGTGAACCGGCCCGCGTTGTAGGCGCCGATCGTCTCGGTCCGGGCGATGACGGTCGCCCGGTGCCGCCACACCGGCGCGTCGGCTGCCCGTAGCGTCGCGTCGATCCGGGCGGCGATCGCGGGGATCGACTCGCCGTTGGTCCGGCCGAGCTCCAGCTCGGAGCGGATGACGTCGTACACGTCGTCGGCGACGCCGGTCAGCCGGTTGCGGACCTGGGCGATGTAGTCACCGACGTACTCGTCGGGGGTGAACCCGCCCTCGCGCTTGGACCGTTCGATCTGGTCACGGAACCCCTGCCCGAAGACCTTGCCGACCGCCGGGTACAGCGTCGTCTCGACGACACCGCGCCAGCCCGGCAGACGGGTGTCGAGCAGGTCGGGGTTGACGATCTGACCGTGGGAGCCGATCGCGTCGCGGACCAGGCCGAGCAGGGCCGTCAGCGCCTTGCGGGCGGCGGCGTTGATCAGGGCCTCACCCCACGACAGCGAGGACCGGTTGATGGCCCGGTCGGGCAGCCAGGGGTCTCGGCGGTCAGGCATCGGTCGGCGCCTTCCCGACGGTCACGAGCTTGCCGCACCCGCAGCCCTCGGCGCAGCACATCGGCCGGTCGTCGTCCCAGTCGTCGACGTCGTGCAAGACCGAGCCGTGCTGGCAGGGCGGGTCGTTGGGGCAGGCCCAGAGGTCATGGCGGGGGACGGGCATCAGATGCTCCTCGCTGCTCGCATCGCTTCGGTCAGCTGACCCTTCGGGAAGACCGGCACGATCGGCTCCAGCTCGTGCCCGAGGTCGCGGTCCAGCGGGATCGGCCAGTAGTGGTCGCCGGGCTGTGTGCACGCCGCCTCGGCGTCGTCGCGCTCGGACCAGATGCCGCCGACGCTCCAGGTCGAGCCCTCGTCGTGGCCGACGAACCAGACGTGCGGTGCGTCGCCGATGCGGTCGAGGAGCTGCAGCACGGTCGGGCCGGTCGCGGTCGCGAGGCCGGACTCGATCTTGCGACGGGCGATCCGGGAGGCCCGCAGGTTGATCGCGGCGATCCCGGCCAGGACCAGCACGCCGACGACGAGGGTGGCCAGGACCGGGCCGCTCACAGGTCGACCTCCCACCGCTCGCGCCCGCATCCGACGATGTGCCGTGGGCGGTAGCCGAGCTCGGCCAGTCGGCGGGCGAACCGCTCGCCGACGATGGCGGTCGAGTGCTTCGTGAACGTCGGCCACGAAGCGGCTAACGGATAGTCCACTGACTGGGTAACAGATAAGCCGTTACCCTCTCTGGCATGACCGACCAGAGCCTTCCCGAACCACGCACCCTCGCCGACGTCCGATCCGCCCGCGTCCCCGAGACGAGGGCGGTGCTGGCGGGCAAGTACCTGGAGCGTCTGGACCGCGCTCGCATGGAGGCGGTCCAGATCCGGCGCGAGGCGATCGGGCAGATGCGCCAGGCCGGGATGAAGCAGTCTGAGATCGCCCGGCGCACCGGCGTCAGCGTCTCGACGGTCAAGCTCTGCCCCTGAGATCCCGAACATCACAGCACCTGCCTGAGCGGCTCCCGGCCCAGGACGAACCGGCTCAACCACTGGGCCAGGACGTGCGGCCGGTGCTCCTCGCCGGTGATGAGGAGCTGCGAGGTGTAGGCCTCCAGCACCTGCTGCAGGTCGCTCGGCGGGACGGCCAGACGCATCGCGCAGCCCGGCACGTGATCCCACGCCGAGCACAGCGCAGCCCGGACAGCGTCCTCCGGGTACGGCCCCAGACGTGAGCGGTTACGGGACCGGGCCAGCTTGTTGACCGCCCGCTCGTGCGCCCGGGTGACGATGAGCTCGGAGGTCATCAGCAGCGCCTCGGCGCGGGTGAATCCGGACGCGGCCAGGCTCGGATCGAGCTCGGCCGGCGAGGCCGATTCGGGCTCCGGCAAGGCTCGCGGGTCCTCGGTCGGCTGCTCACGCACGGCGGGCAGGGCCACGACCGGCGCGGGCTGGGACGCCTGCTCGATCGTCAGATTGATGCCGAGCTCGCGCAGCGCTGCCTCCTGCAGCTCCGGCGACGAGGCGCCGAGGGCGAGCTTGGTGAGGATGATGTCCTGCCGCTCGGTGTCGTCGGGAGCGTCGGACTCCTCAAAGCCGGACTCGCGGCGCAACGCGGCATCGTTGATCGCGACCCGGTCATGGAGCTGCTGCGACTCGGGGCCCCGGTTCGGCCGGACCCGCAGGTCGGAGGTGTCGCCCTCCAGCCGCAGGTTGAGCTTCGGGGTCACGCCCTGCTGCTCCAGCACGGGCAGGATCAGCTGCGACATCAGGCCCGCGCACAGGATTTCGAGCATCGGCTCGATGTGGATCTTCAGCGCCGACTCGTCGATCTGCCACGCCGACCAGTGGTTGGAGTCGGCCTGGCCGAGCAGGATCTCCGGCGGCAAGTCCATCCCGAGGGCCAGCCGCCGGATGCACTCGACCCGCAGCTCCAGCGCCGCCGCGTCGAGCGGGGTGGCGAACACCATGTGCTTGATGTGCTCGATGGCCGACGTCGGCATCTGCAGCAGGAACGGCACGAGGGCCGCAGCCGACGACCGGTCGCCGACGGGGGTCATGATCGCCTCGCCGAGCTGGGCCATGAACGTCTGGATCGTCCCGGGGATCGGTACGCCGTCGGCGTTCAGTGCCGCCGGAAAGGTCATCTCTTGCGGGAGTAGGAGGATTCCGGCGCCTGCGAGTCGGCTGTCGATGTTGGCGGCGACGTGTTTGGTGAGCTGTTCCAGCTCTCGGAGGATGGGGAGTTGGGCGCGGGCGGGGGAGTCGGCTTCGATCTTGCGGCGGGGGTGGGAGCGCCATAGACGGATGACGGCGGCGGCGGGCTGGCCGTCGGTGTTGGCGTCGGATCCGGCGACGGCGCCGATGACGCGGGGCTGGTCGCCTCGGCGGTCGTACCAGTGGTCACCTTGCTGGGTGAGCTCGTCGGCGGAGTAGACCTCCCAGCGGTCGGGCATGACCTCGGGGTCGATCCGGTCGGCGAAGCCTGGCTGCTCGTCGACGGCGGGCTCGCCGACGAGGTAGGAGTCACCGGGGACGGTGAGGTGGATCCCCCAGGTGCGCAGCATCTGGGACTGCGTCGTCTCGTCGCCGAGCTCGGTGAGGATGTCGAACTCGGGGCCTTCGGTGATGTCGTGGGTGATGAGCTCGGTCTCGCCGGAGTCGTTGGCCACCTGCTCGTCGTAGCGCAGCACGAGGCGGCAGCGGCTCATGGCGTTGCCGAGCCAGTTGGCACCGAAGCGGAACTCGCCGCAGGAGTCGTAGAAGTGCCAGGCGTCGTTTTGCCAGGCGGCGACCTGTCCGCCCTTGCGGGTGGTGCGGCGCCGGTCGGTGACGTTGGCGGCGGCTGCCGAGATCGAGTCGGTGCCGGGGTCGGTCTTGGCCTTGCGCCCGTAGGGCAGGTCGGCGGGGTTCGCGTACAGCACGGTGGGCGGCTCGGTCGCCGCCTGCCGGTTGCCCCTGCCTGCCATGTGGTCCTCCCCGCGCTAGCCGGACGTCGAGCGGTCTGGCGTCAGGGTAGTCGGGCAGCAGGGGGCGGCGACAGCGGCGCGCTAGCCCCACGAGGTCGGGCCGACCGGAGACCAGATGAGGAACCTCCGCCCAGAGCTCCCAGATCAACTCCGGTCGGCCCTGCCCGGATACTACTCGTCGGCGCCGTAGACGACGTTGCGGGCGCGGCGCATCAGCTTCACGAGCTGGTTGGCACCCCAGCGGCCGTCGTTGCCGAAGTGCACGAAGTGGGCGAGCGGGCGGCGGGTGACGTCGTCGTTGTCGAGGGTGAACGTCATCAGCTTGTACTCGCCGTCCTCGCCGTCGCGGCACAAGGTGACGTTCTCGTGCGACCCGAAGGTGAACACGCCGACGCCGAGCTGCAGGTGCCCAGGGGCACCCCAGGACAGCTCGACACCTCGGACGTAGAGCTGCTCGCCGAGCATCGGGTCGGCGTCGGGACCGTCGGCCGGGATCTCGTCGTAGGAGCCGTCCTCGCGGACGCGGATCAGGAACGGCTCGCTGGTGCGGATGAACTCACGCGGCATCGCAGTACTCCATTCGGTTATCGGCTGCCGTCGACGGCAGCCATCACCAGGGATGCTAGCGCTCGTAGTCGGCCGGGAGCGAGGCGAAGCGCCGCTCGGCGAGCTCCAGCGCCCGCCGCAGGTCACCGATGACGCATCGGCAGGTGAGGCCCTGCTCGGCCCAGCTCTCCCCGTCGCACCAGCGCTCGTGCTCAGCGGTCTGGAGCTGCAGGTCGAGGGATCGACAGAAGGTGACGATCGGGTCCATCCGCCTAGGGCCTCGCCTGGCGCCAGCGCTCGACCCGCCAGCACGGCTCGATCCGGCAGGTGTAGACCGTGCCGATGTGCCCCTCATCGGCATGCCAGCTCTCCAGCTCGTCGAGCAGCTCCCAGCTGTGAGTGGCAGCCTTCGACAGCTCGTCGACCCGCTCGGCCAGCTCGTGCTCGCTCTGGCGCAGAGCGATGATGGTCTGCTGCTGGTCCTCCAGGCGAGCTCGGCAGCGCTTCAGCTCCTGGGCAGGGTCGTTGCGCTCGCTCATCAGGAGCCCGAGGAGATTGCAGCTCTCGCGCCGGCCGACGACTCCCAGCGCTGGTAGAGCACCTCGGGCACGCCGTGGGCGCCGTCGCCGACGATCAGGTACGGCAGCATGATCTGCGGCAGGTCGATCAGCCCGGCCTCGATGAGCTGGAGCTGCGCCTGCAGCCACTGCAGGACGATTCGCCACGCGACACGCTCGGCGTGCTCGGTCGTCGACAGGTCGCCCTTGCGCTGGCCCTTGCGGTGGACCCGGATGGTGCCGTCGGTCTCCAGGTCGCCGAGGATCTTGCGGATCGCGGCCAGCCGCACCGGCAGCGCGAAGTGGGTCGGCCCGGCAGCGGTGCGCAGGGTGAAGGTCAGCCCCTCGGCGTAGCCGCCGTCGCCGTACAGGACGGCCACCGCGCTGGCGCCACCCTTGGCGAGCAGCTTGTGCACCTCGCCGATGCTCTGCAGGGCAGCGACCGTCGTCGAGTAGTTGGCGTACGGGCTGGTGGTGGGCGCGGTCGGCATGGGCGGTTCAGTCCTTCGGGTAGTCGTCGATGGGGTCGCCGGGGTCGCCGGGGTCGGCGATGTCGAAGTCGAGCGCAGCCAGGCTCCGTCGCTGGGCCCACTGCTGCAGTCGGCGAGCGGCCGACCAGACCAGGAAGCGGGGGCCTCGTCGCAGCCAGGACAGATGCAGCTCAGGATTGACGCGGACGTGCTCCTCGCAAGAGAGGGTGAAGGCCCGCACATTGATACACACCACCTGATCCCGACCGGCCAGCGTCACCCGGTACGACTGGTGGTGATGCAGCCGGTGCTTGTCGCCGCGATCGCATCCGGTCTCGACCTCGGGCACCAGGATCGGGCCTCCGCACTCGGTGCAGGCGATCGACATCGGGAGCTGCTCCCAGGTCGTCACCTCGGCGCCCTCCCGTCCTGCGGCATACCGCCGTCAGCCCGTACGCCGCTGAGCGCCTCGTCCAGCACCTGGGCGCCGCTGACCCATGGTCCGCAGGCGTGATGGACGGCCCAGTCGATCGCCTGATCGAGGGTGCGGGGCTCGGTCCAGTCGGAGTTGTAGGCGCCGCAGATCCGGCACTTGATGCCCGGGATCTGCGCGACCGCGACGTACAGCTCGATCGAGCTCAGCCCGGCGGTGTACTCGGCGGTGGCGACCAGCCTCGCGAAGGTGCCGTCGTCGCTGGACAGCCAGTACCCGTCACCCTCGGCCTCGGGCAGGACGTCGAGGTAGCTGAAGGCGATGGCCTCGACGCGGGATCTCAGGTCATCGTCTGCAGCCTTGTCGCCGCCGAGCGTGACGCTGATCGTTGCGGTCTTCCTCATGACGGATCTCCGAACAGGCGTTGATGGGAGTCGGGGTCGATCGGCACCGGGCCCGGAGCGACCCACCAGTGCGCCGGGCGTACGCCGGACGGGTTGGCCTCCAGCATGTAGGCGAAGCGCAGGTCGTCGCCGGTCAGCGTCCGACGGAACGTCGGCCAGTGCTGCAGTCCAGCGAGCTCGCCGAGGTGCTCGGCGGTGAACCGGTGCCGTGTCCGGTCGCAGCGATTGAACCTACGGGTCAGCCCCAGCAGCTCGCGGTAGGGCTGGTCGAGGTCGGTCAGCCACACCACCTCGGTCAGCCAGCGCGGCGCACCCTCGTCGAGCATCCGGGCCGTCCCCAGGCTGCCGTTCAGACTGGCCGGAGCAACCAACTGCCCGTCGAGGATGATGCTCTGGAAGGCGTGCTTGCAGGTGAAGTGGTACAGACGGGGAGGCAGGTCACGCGGCATCGCTGATCACCACCCCTTCGGCGAACAACTGCCAGTAGCTGACCCCTAGCCCATCGGCCGGCGCGAGGGTTTCGGGGTCGAGGGCCACCGAGCTGACCAGGCCCAGGCCGGTCTTGGGATCGACGTAGAGCTGGCGCATCGCGCACCACGTCAGTTTCAGCTCGGTGGCCTCGGGGTGCCGGGCGAGCAGTACCACCAGCATCTGCAGCTCGGCCCAGACTCGCGCCGGGGCCAGGTCGTGGACCTCGGGGGGAAAGGGCTCGTCGTGCGAGACGAACGTCCGTTTGATCGTCACGGCGCCTCGCCTACTCGCTTGAATCCCCGCATGTACTCGACGACGAGCTCGGCGTCGGTCATCTTCGCCAGGCGCTCCGAGGCGTTGGTGTAGACGATGAGCTTGCGCTCGACGTGCTCGCGCAGAGCAGCCACGGCCTCGGCGCGGTCGAGCTTGCCCCACAACGCCAGTCCGCACTCGCTCGACAGCGTGCCGGGGATGCTGACCTCGGTCTTCAGGTCTGCCATCAGATCGACCTCCGGCCGGAGCCGTCGGGCAGCAACGACAGGTCCGGCAGTACGGCCGAGCCGTCGAGCTTGCCCCACAGATGCAGGGCGTGCGCGTGGATGTTGACGTGCTCGTCGCTCGGAACGAACAGCTGGTACGCGTGCCCCTCCCCGTAGCTCCAGACCGCGTAGTGCAGTTGCTTCAGCTCCAGGTACGTCGGGTCCCGGTCTTCAAAAGCCATCGAGGCATGGACCCACTCGTCGCCGGAGATCTCGGCGCAGGTGACGATGACCGAGCCCTTCTCGTAGCGGCACTGAAACGCCCAGCCGTCCGGACCGTGCGGGGTAGGGATCTGCCAGTCGTCGCGGCCGAGAAGGCGCCGGATCTTCAGCGGGTCGAAGCTGGTCGCCACCTACTCCTCCTCCAGGTAGTCGAGCACCGTCTCGCACCAGGCAGCGAATGTTGCCCTGGTCAACGGATGCAAACCCCGGGCCATCACCGCGAGGCGGTCCTCAGTACGACCGCCGAGGCGACCGTGATCACCCTCGGGAACGACCATGAAGATGACGCCGGAGCCGTCGCAGAAGTACATGCCCGGCCGGGTGCGGTCTACCAGCGCTAGCGTCGGACGCTCCTGCATCTGCCCGAGGGTGCCGAGCGCCTGGTCGATCTCGTCGTCGGTGCGGGTCGGCCAGCGGTCGACCCGGTGCGCCAGCGGCGGGTCGGGAACCGGCCAGTGGTCCTCGCGGTTCGGCGGGTCGATACCCCGCTCCTCGCCACCCGGTGCGATGTTGCCGCTCACGTCGGTGCTCATTTCTTCCCCTTCCCGCCCTTGCCGCCCTGGTCGCCTTCGCCGCCCTGGTTGCGTTTCTTCGGGTTGTAGAACCCGGTCTTTTTGTCGTGCCCGTGCGGCGGGGGCTTGCCGATTTTCTTGCTGTGCTGGGTGAACGGCGGTCGCTTCTGCCCCATCTACTTGCCGCCCTTCTGCTGATCGCCTTTGGTGCCCTTGCCGCGCTTGGGCGCCTTGTGGGACGAGGGCTTTCGCCTCGGCTTGCCGCTGGTCCTGGACGGGCGTCCGGCGTTGCTGTTCGGGTCGTTGCCGAGCTCGTTAGCCATGGACTCGGGTCCTCACTCGGTAGTCGGGATGGGTGGCGTCCAGGTGGGCGCACATCAGCGCCTCGGCGAGCGAGCCCGCCTCCTCGGTCAGCTCGTAGGGGATGATGCCGATCTCGTCACCGGCGCAGTGCTTGCAGACCATCCGGACGCTGCCGTCGGCGGTCGTCTCGGCGTCGAAGACCTCCGACCCGCAGACCACGACGTACAGCGGCCGGAGGACGTACGGGTCGAGCATCGTCCCGGATCCGGACACCACCCTGCGGGTGTCGAGCCCGCCCGGCTCCGGTCGCGGCTGCCGCTGAGGCTGCCCGAACCACAGCAGGCAGCGCCCACCGGTGACGGCGATCGAGATGGCCAGCCCGAGCGCGAGGCCGAGAGGCCATGCCCACCAGTCGATCGCTTGCACGGTCATCAGTCGCTCCCGTCGTACGAGACGTAGGTCGCGGCGAGATAGGCCAGCGACAGCCACCCGCAGGTGAACCACCAGGCGGCACCCCACGGGCCCCAGCGGTCAGCGGTCTGGGCCCACAGGTCGAACACGAACCAGCCCGGCAGCCACGCGGCGAGGACCGTCCACGGGGCCATGCAGTAGTGGCAGGTGAACAGCACCGACCACGGCGAGGTGCCGGTCCGGTTGAGGTACCACGTCCGGAGCCGGGCCGTCGGGGGCCACTCGTCGTGGATCAGCAGCCGGGCCCCGCGAGCACCGGCCAGCAGGGTGGCGAGATTGAAGGCGACGAGCTCGATCAGCTTCATGCCTGCCGCTCCCGCCCGTAGGCCCTGGCGACGGTCGCGAGGGTGTGCTTGCTCGGCACTCCGACGTCGAGTGCGGGCAGCTCCGCGTCCCACGGGTCGACGGCGGTGTACGCCTCGATCATCAGGCGCAGGTCGTGCAGGTCGTTGCTACCCCTCGCGATCTCGCTCAACGCGCTGTGGACCGCGTGGTCACTCTCGCTCGACAGGACGAGCTGCACGCCGTCGAGCTCGATCCCAAACTCGGAAGCAACGATGTCGTCAATGCCGACAGTGCCCCGGCCCTCCACCGCGACGTGAGCGGTATCGCTGGTGTCGACGATCACCGACGCCGGGAGGTGCCCGAGCTGGTCGACCGCCATGTGCCCGAACAGGCAGCATGCGGTGCCGCAGGTCCATTCGCCCTGCGACCAGGCCCGCTCGCCGGGCTGCAGGGCCTGAGCCTGCTCCTGCCACCACGAGTACGCCGGACCGTCCAGGGGGAAACTCTGGAGCCCCGCATGCGTCAGCAACGGGTCGGGCGCCCACGGCGTGCCGAATTGAGCGGCACTGCCCCAGGCCCAGCGAAACGCCTTGTGCAGCATCCCGACCGCTTCGTCGAATCCGCGACCCACCGACAGCACCGGCTCGATGCCGTCGCGGACGATCCAGTCCGGCAGCGGCCCGTTGATCAGGGTCTGCTCGACGGCGGTTGCGTCGTCGTCGAGGTCTTTTACCAGGGTCATCATCGTCTCGTTTCTCTCCCTGTTCAGATGGCGTCGGGCCGGTTGGCCGACGCGGCGGTGATGGTGATCCTGGCCAGCGCCTCGCGGGCAGCGGTGAGCTCGGCGTTGACCTGGTTCAGACGCTGCGCGGTCTTGGTGTACTGGTCGACGGCGCGCTCCAGGTCCCTTTCGGTAGCTTCGCGCACCTCGCGCAGTCCGTCGATCTCGGCGTCGCGCCGGGCGATCGCGTTCACGAGCTGGGCGCAGGAGGTGACGAACGGAGCACCGTTGCGCTTCATGTCGACGAGCACGCGGCCGACCTCGCTGTCGACGGACACGTACGACGTCAGCGCGAGGCCGGAGGACCGGTCTTCGTAGTCGATGAAGACCCGGCCGGCGGGGAAGTCGGAACACGGTTCGTCGATGATGACGATCTTCGCGGGCATGGTATTTCCTCCTGGCGGGTTCGGTGTTTGGTCGCCACCCTCCCCGTCTGTGTTAGTGCGGGGAGGGTCGCGTGGGTATGACTATAGCAGGTCCCGAGGACCGGTCAACCGGACCGTCGCAGACGCTGACGATCCGCCGCCATGCGGTCTATCGCGGCCTTGCGCTCGGGGCTGCCGAGGTACGAGTCGAGCAGCGATCCGACCACCTCGTTCATCGGTCGGCCTGTGGCCAGCGAGTACAGCTGCAGGCGCGAGTGCAGGTCCGGTCGCAGCCGGATGGTCAGCGGTTTGGCCCCAGGGTCGGGGCGCTTGCGAGAGGCACCCTGTCGACCGGCGGCGGGCTTGCGTGGTGGCATGACGCCAGCGTAGGTCAGCCGAGACGGCGAGGCAGCGAGGTGGGGCTCGCGACGGCGATGGTCCCGCCGAGCACCAGCAGGTCGGTCACTCCGTGCACGAGGGCGTCGACCCGGTCTGGCGAGGGGCCGGGCTCGGTGGGTACCCAGGTCGACATCTGGTCCTCCAGCAGCTCTAGGCGCCCGACGTGTCGGACCCGGGCGGGTTGCTTCAGGTTGTAGGCCTGCTCGTAGACCGCCGCGACCGGCTCGGCCCGCAGGTACTTGCCGCGCCGGGAGTTGACCTGCCGGATGGGTACAGCATCGATGTCGATCGCCAGCGAGCTGCGCGCCACGAGCTGGATCGTCGAGGCGACCATCGCGCCGCCGTAGTTGACCTCGGCCACGATCGCGTTCGCCTGGTAGTGCGAGTAGGCCCACAGCGCCTGAGCGGCCCACTGCTCGGGGCTCATCCGGCCGGACAGGTCGGCCAGCACGTACACCACGCCCGAGGCGATGCCGAGCACGATGAGCCCGCACTCGGCACTCCCGGGCCGGTGCTGGCCGGGCGGGTCGACCGACACGATGACCCGCTGCATCGCCGGAACATCGCCGGGCGTCACCCGGCAGTAGCCGAGGATATCCTCGCGCCACAGCGCACCCTCGACGTCATCGAGCACCAGGCCCTCTAGCTCTTGCTTGCCGAGCCGGGTGCCGTGGTACTTGCGGAAGTAGAGCTTGCGGACCTCCTCGTTGAGGCCGTGCGCATCGGCGGTCCGGCCGTGCGTGACCAGCGTCTGGGCGCCCTTGATGAGCTCGCGCAGCTCGGCCCTCGGCTTCGGGGTCGTCGATCCGATCCAGTGCGGGTGGGGACCGATGCGCAGACCGAAGGTGAGGTGGTCGATCGCCGGACCCAGGTGCCGCATCGCGGCCAGCTCCTCCATCCACACCAGGCAGGTATTACCGGCCGATCGCAGACGCTCCTGGTCCTCGCGGGTGTAGGCGCCGAGCACTCGGGCGGTGGACCCGTTGGGCCACTTGACGTGCGTGCCGCCGCCACTGGTCGACAGCTTCAGCGACGGGTCGATCGACGACAGGCCCGATGGACCGCTGTAGGCGGACTCGATCACGTCGCCGATCGTCGGGCCGATGATGATCGAGCGGTGCCCGCCGCGAGCTCGCGGGTCGCAGGCCGGGCCGCGCATGTGGTCGTTGAAGTACCGAGCGCACCCCTCGGTCTTGCCGATCCCTCGACCTCCGAGCATCAGCCAGAAGTCGTGTGTCCCCAGCGCTCGTGGGGGCTTCTGCCACGGGTACGGCGACCACGCGGCTGCCCGCACGGTCGACCGTGCCTCCTGCAGTTGCCGCAGCAGCAGTTGGGCGCTCGGCTCGTCGAGGGTTGGCAGGAGCTCCAGCACCCTGTCGAGCACCCCCCCGCCAGACAGATCCCCCAGGTCAGGGGTGCTCACGGGCTCGGCTCATCCCCGGCCGGCGGCGTCGATTCGGCGTTGGGGACGACCTCGCCGGGGACGGTGAAGTTGCGGACCTGCTCGTCGATCTCGGCAGCCAGGGCACGGATGCGCTCGGCGGTGTCGTCGGTGATGACGACGCGGACGGGCGCGTCGAGGCCGTTGAGCTTGGCCCGGCGCTGGCTGATCCGCAACGCGGAGTTGATCGCGTCGGAGTCGCCGTTGATCACCTTCGGCCACAGGCCCTGCAACATGCGGTCCAGGCGGGCGTTCTCCAGGTCGCGCAGCTCGGTGATGTCGCGCTCGGCGGTGAGCCTCAGGGACTCGACGACGACCCGCCGGGCGTTGGCGGCGTTGTCGTAGCCGAGCGCCTCGGCGATCTGCGGATAGGTGGCACCGGCCAGGCGCAGGCCGACGGCGTTGGCCTGGCGGCTGAGCAGGCGGGCGGCATCCCTGTCGCCGTTGTGATCCTTGCCGCCGGTAGGGAACGGGATGACGGTCTCTCTGGTGGAGGGCGGCTTCTCGCCGTCGAGGCGTCCGCGCACGGGCGGCTCCGGCGGCGGGTCTCCCCCGCCGCCGGAGCCG